TGCAGATTTTGGTCTGTACGGAACCCGGGGGTTTCGCGGTTTCCCCGAAATGGGGTCTGACCTGCGGTTTTCGCCACACTTGTTGATTCCCGAAATGGGAGGAAGTCATGCCACCTGTACCTAAAGATCCTTCTGTGCGTGCTCGTCGCAATAAGTCTTCGACTCGGGCTACGTTGTCGGCGGATCATGATGTGGTGGCGCCAGACCTGCCGGATGGTGTTGCGTGGCATCCGTTGACGGTGCGTTGGTGGAATGACATTTGGGCGTCGCCGATGGCCCCGGAGTACACAGACTCGGATATCAACGGGTTGTTCCGTGTGGCGATGCTCTATAACGATTTTTGGACTGCCGATAACGCGAAGGCGCGGGCGGAGGCTCAGGTTCGGTTGGAGAAGGCCGACACTGATTACGGGACGAATCCGCTGGCCCGTCGCCGACTGGAATGGCAGATTGAGGCCACCGAGGATTCGAAGGCAAAGGGGTCGAAGCGGCGGAAGTCGGAGGCTGCGCCGGTGTGCCCACCGGAGCCTGGTGACGATCCTCGTTTGAAGCTTGTGACCTGACGGCCTTATGGCTGTCTTGCAAGTCCCTCCTGTGGATTTAACGTTTCCTACGTTAGGTCCCCAGGTGTGCGACTTCATTGAGGATCGGATGGTGTTCGGCCCTGGCTCACTGTCGGGGCAGGCCGCACGTCTCGATGATGAGAAGCGCGCGCTGGTGTATCGCCTATATGAGCTGTATCCGCGTGGGCACCGTTTGGCTGGCCGTCGGCGGTTTGAGCGGGCTGGCGTCGAACTCAGGAAGGGCGTAGCCAAGACCGAGTTCGCGGCGTGGATTTGCGGTGTGGAGCTGCACCCGGAGGCGCCGGTTCGGTGTGACGGGTTTGACGCCGCTGGGAATCCCGTGGGGCGTCCGGTTCGTTCTCCTGTGATTCCGATGATGGCGGTCACCGAGGAACAGGTGTCAGAGCTTGCGTTCGGTGTGCTGAAGTACATCTTGGAGAACGGCCCCGATGCTGATCTGTTTGATATCAGCAAGGAGCGGATCGTCCGGTTGTCACCTTCGGGTGGTGAGGATGGGTTCGCTGTTGCTGTGTCGAATGCTCCGGGGTCTCGCGATGGTGCGCGGACAACGTTTCAGCATTTCGATGAGCCCCACCGGTTGTTTATGCCGAGGCATCGTGACGCGCACGAGACGATGTTGCAGAACATGCCGAAGCGTCCGATGGAGGACCCGTGGACGTTGTACACGTCTACGGCTGGGCAGCCTGGGCAGGGCAGCATCGAAGAGGATGTGCTTGCCGAGGCGGAGTCTATCGCCAGGGGTGAGCGTCAGGACCCGTCGCTGTTCTTTTTCCGCCGTTGGGCTGGCGATGAGCATGATGATTTGTCGACGGTGGAGAAGCGTGTCGCTGCGGTTGCGGATGCTACCGGTCCTATTGGGGAGTGGGGTCCGGGTCAGTTTGAGCGGATCGCGAAGGACTACGACCGTACCGGTATTGATCGTGCGTACTGGGAGCGGGTCTATCTGAATCGGTGGCGTAAGTCGGGCTCGCAGGCGTTCGATATGACACGCCTGGTGCAGTGTGATGAGACCGTTCCAGATGGAGCGTTCGTCACCGCTGGGTTTGACGGGTCGCGGTGGAGAGATGCGACGGCTGTCGTGGTCACTGAGATTGCGACGGGCCGGCAGATGTTGTTGGGCTGTTGGGAGCGGCCCGAGAACGTCGAAGAGTGGGAAGTCCCTGAGCATGAGGTGACTGCGCTCGTTGTGGACATGATGTCTCGGTTTGAGGTGTGGCGCATGTACTGCGATCCGTGGGGCTGGGATTCGACGATCGCCGCGTGGGCGGGCCGTTTCCCGGATCGGGTTGTGGAGTGGGCTGTTGGTGGTGGCGGCAGTTTGAGGCGTGTGGCTGCTGCGACGCAGGGTTATGCCGATGCGTTGGCGACTGGTGACGCGGTGCTGGCTGCCAATGTGTGGCGGCCGAAGTTTGTTGAGCATATGGGTCATGCGGGGCGGCGCGAGCTGAAGCTGGTGGACGATACGGGCCAGCCTCTGTGGGTGATGCAGAAGCAGGATGGCCGTTTGGCCGACAAGTTTGATGCTGCGATGGCGGGGATGTTGTCGTGGGAGGCGTGTGTTGATGCGCGTCGTGATGGTGCGCATCCGCGCCCGAAAGTGTTTGCGCCTAGACGGATCTACTAGTCGCGATAGAGACAGAGAGGGGGTCAGCTGTTGACTGCTTCAACGCCAGCGGAATGGCTCCCGGTGCTGACGAAGCGTATCGACGACGGAATGTCGCGGGTGCGTTTGTTGGCGCGTTACTCCAATGGGGATGCTCCGCTTCCTGAGTTGACGCGGAACACGTCTGCGGCGTGGCGTTCGTTCCAGCGTGAGGCGCGCACCAACTGGGGTTTGATGGTGCGTGATTCGGTTGCTGACCGGATCATCCCGAACGGAATAACGGTTGGTGGTTCTGCCGATAGTGATTTGGCGTTGCGGGCGCGGCGCATTTGGCGGGATAACCGCATGGACTCTGTGTGTAAGCAGTGGGTCAAGTATGGGCTGGACTTCGGCGAGTCGTATTTGACGTGCTGGCGTCGTGATGACGGTACGGCGACGATCACAGCTGATTCTCCTGAAACGATGGTTGTCAGCGTTGACCCGTTGCAGCCGTGGCGGATCAGGTCTGCGATGCGGTGGTGGCGGGACCTCGATGCCGAGTCGGATTTTGCGATTGTGTGGTCGGGTGACGGGTGGCAGAAGTTCGCCCGTCCGTGCTTTGTGCAGTCGTCGTCCCGGCGCAGGCTGGTGACGCGAATCTCAGACTCGTGGGTTCCGGTTGGTGATGCTGTAGTGACTGGTTCTCCGCCGCCGGTGGTGGTGTACCAGAACCCTGATGGCATGGGTGAGGTGGAGCCTCACATTGACATCATCAACCGGATCAACCGGGCTGAGCTTCAGTTGTTGTCCACGATGGCGATCCAGGCTTTCCGTCAGCGGGCGTTGAAGTCGACGGAGCATGGATTGCCGAAGGTTGATGAGAACGGCAACGCGATCGACTACGCCTCGATCTTTGAGGCTGCGCCGGGAGCGTTGTGGGAGTTGCCCCCTGGGGTTGATATCTGGGAATCGCAGACGAACGACTTCACTCCGATGTTGTCGGCGATAAAGGAGCATATTCGACAACTGTCGTCGGCGACCAAGACTCCGCTGCCGATGCTGATGCCGGACAGCGCGAACCAGTCAGCTGAGGGTGCGCACAACATTGAAAAGGGCTTCCTGTTCAAGTGTGAGGATCGGTTGTCGATAGCGAAGATCGGTCTTGAGGCCATCTTGGTTAAGGCGTTGCAGATTGAGGGCGAATCGGTTAAGGACACAGTGGATGTGTCGTTTGAGTCGCCTGACCGTGTGACGCTGGGGGAGAAGTATTCCGCAGCATCTCTGGCTAAGGCGGCCGGCGAGTCGTGGGCGTCTATCCGGCGGAACATCCTGAACTACAACGCCGATCAGATCAAGCAGGACGATCTTGATAGGGCGCGTGAGCAGATAACTTTGTTCGCCCAGCGTCCCCAGGAAGATGGATCACGCTGAGTATGCGGCTGCGACCGCTGAACTGAGGCGCAGACTGCTCGAATATGTGTCCGCAGCGTGGACATCGGTAACGCTGTCTGACAGTGGACTGCAAGAGCTGACATCTTCGGTGGCACCAGTTGTCCAAGCGGCCCAAGAGTCGATGGCTGCCATGACTTCGGTGTACATCGCAGAAGTCACCCAGCAGTCACCGGTGCAGGCCGTCGAGGTCTCCAAGATTCGCGGTGTGCCGTCGGAGAATGTGTACGCGCGGCCCGTGATCACAGCACGTACGGCACTGTCGGAAGGAAAGAGCGTCGCAGCGGCACTCCGTGCCGGTCAGCGCCGTATCGAGAACCTGGCGGGCACCGACCTGCAACTTGCAAAGACGCACCAAGCTAGGGCGTCGTTCGCCCGCAGCGGCGTCCAGTTCTACCGCCGCGTCTTGACCGGAAACGAGAACTGCGCGCTGTGTGTCATCGCATCAACCATGCGGTACCGCAAAAACTCGCTGATGCCCATTCATCCGGGCTGCGATTGCGATATTGACGTGATCCCCCCGGGGATGGACTTCGACACAATCAGCACGAAGCTTCTCAACGAGACGCATGACCAGGTGAAGGCGTTCGCGGACATCGCAGACCGCGGCGGCCGCGCCGTCGACTACCGGAAGTTGATCGTCACTCGCGAGCACGGCGAGGTCGGGCCGGTCCTCGCATGGCGTGACCAGAAGTTCTCAGGCCCCAAAAGCATCCAGCGCTGACCCCCGGCGGTCTGGATAACGCACACATGTCCCGTAACGGGGCATGTCACAAAGAAAACCCATCCGCAAAGGAAACAAACCCTCATGTCTGATGATGTGACAGCAGAAACGTCGGAACACAGCGCCGTAACGGAGCCAGTGGAACCGGCAGGCGACCAGGACGCAACCGCCACGGTTGAGGAGCCCACGCAAGCTCCGAAACCAACCGAGACGGTCGAGTTCTGGAAGAAAATGGCCCGCAAAAACGAGGCGCAAGCCAAGGAAAACTACGCGGACGCCAAGAAATGGCGGGAGTCGCAGGAAAAAATCGGCGACGACCCGCTGGCCCGGATCGAAGAACTGGCACGAAAGTTCGAGACGGCTGAGCGTGAACGCATCCGAAGTGATGTGGCACGTGAAACGAAAGTCGATCCGGAGTTCATTCATGGCGACACCGAAGAAGAGATGCGCGAATCCGCCGACCGGTGGAACGAATTCGTCAACAAGCGGATCGAAGAAGCGCTGAAGGCCAAAACGGCATCGTCGGCCGTGCCGACGTCGGAAGTCACATCAGACAAGAAGGTTGAAGGCCCGAAGCCTCTCACCCCGGCTGAGTACGCGGCGCTGCCGCCTGCCGAGCGAAAGAAGGCGCGCGAAGAGGGCCGACTCGACAGCTATCTACGTGGAGAACTCCACTAACACAGAAGGGAGCCAAAAATGGCTTTCAACAACTTCATTCCCGAGCTCTGGTCGGACATGCTCCTGGAGGAGTGGACCGCCCAGACCGTTTTCGCCAACCTCGTCAACCGCGAGTACGAGGGCATCGCAAACAAGGGCAACGTGGTGCACATCGCTGGCGTGGTGGCACCTACCGTCAAGGACTACAAGGCCGCTGGCCGGCAGACCTCGGCGGACGCCATTTCCGACACCGGCGTCGATCTGCTCATCGATCAGGAGAAGTCGATCGACTTCCTCGTCGATGACATCGACCGTGTTCAGGTCGCTGGTTCGCTGGAGGCCTACACCCGTGCTGGTGCCACGGCCCTGGCCACCGACACCGACAAGTTCATCGCCGATCTGCTGGTGGACAACGGGACCGCGCTGAGCGGTTCGGCACCTACGGACGCCGATGACGCGTTCGACCTGATCGCCACGGCGCTCAAGGAGCTGACGAAGGCGAACGTCCCGAACGTGGGGCGTGTCGTTGTCGTGAACGCGGAGATGGCGTTCTGGCTGCGGTCGTCCGGGTCGAAGCTGACCAGTGCGGACACCTCCGGCGACGCTGCTGGTCTGCGCGCGGGCACCATCGGGAACCTCTTGGGCGCCCGGATCGTGGAGTCGAACAACCTGCGGGACACCGACGATGAGCAGTTCGTCGCGTTCCATCCGTCGGCGGCGGCGTATGTGTCGCAGATCGACACCGTTGAGGCTCTGCGGGATCAGGACAGCTTCTCCGACCGTATCCGTGCTCTGCATGTGTACGGCGGCAAGGTTGTCCGCCCCACTGGCGTGGTCGTCTTCAACAAGACGGGCAGCTAGTGCTCGCTACTGCCGATGATGTTGCCGCGGCGCTGGGGCTGTCCAGCGCCGCGGACCTCACTGATGAGCAGTCAGACCGGGCCGGCGCGCTGCTGGAGCGTGTCAGTGATGCGTTCCAGCGCGCGTCGGGTCGAGTGTTCACCAAGGGCGTCACCCGTGTGCGGGCGAACGTGGTCAACGGCAGGGCGTGGCTTCCCGGCCTCGTGGTCGAGGTCAGCAGCGTTGAGGGTATCGACGGCGCTGCTGTGGATTTCACTCAGGATGGTGACTATGTGGACGTATCCGAGAATGGGCGCCCACTGGTAACCGGAACGGTCGTGGTGGTTGAGTACGTCGGCGGCGGCGCGCCGGAAGCCGTCACGGCGCTCGTCGCGTCCGTGGTTGCGCGACATCTGACAGTGAAGCCCGGTTCCATGCAGTCGCAAGCCGTATCATTCACGGCTGGTCCGTTCACCCAGCGCAACGCAGAGTGGGTCTCAAGCACCTCATTGTTCACGGCCGATGAGCTTGCCGAGGTTCGCCGGTTCACGCATCCCATCCCGACTATCACGGTGCATCGGCTATGACGTTCCCCGTTTCGTTCACTGTGACGCACTACCCGCACGTGGGTGATGATTCGGATGGGCTGGGGAACACAATCCCGGTGTTCGGGCCTGGTGTTCCGGTGGGTGCGATCCAGCTGGCACCGCATATTCAGGTGGTTGGTTCGGCGACGATGACCGAAACGGAAGTTGTCGATGTGGACCTGTATTTGCCGGTGGGTTCGCCAGTGGCGGTGAAGGATCGTGTCGAGTTCGGCGCGGACGTGTTCGATGTTGTCGCGGTTCGGGACTGGACATTGGGGTTCCACGGCTGGGCGCCGGGTCTGGTTGCCGAGTTACGAAAGGCGGCTTAGCTGTGGCGAGTGGCCCTACAAAGAAGAATCCGCTGGCGAAGTTCGGTATCAGTCTCGACGACTTCGACAAGCTGCCCGAGGTGAATCAAGGCGTCAACGAGTTCATGGATGAGGTTGCCGCCGCGTGGAAGCAGAACTCTCCGGTGTCGTCGGGCGATTACCGCGATTCGGTTCAGGTGACGGAACGTTCCACGAACAAGGGACGCGGCAAGGTGGGCGCGACCGATCCGCAGGCGCACCTTGTGGAGTTCGGGTCGGTGCACAACGACGAGTATGCGCCGGCCCAGAAGACGGCTAAGCAGTTCGGCGGCACCGCTTATGGCGATCGATAGCGCTCCGAGTATTCACCGCGTGCTGGTGGAGTGGCTTTCTCCGCTGGGGAAGGTTTCGACGCGCAGGGTGGCGAATGATCCGTTGCCGCACCGGGTTGTGCGTCGTGTTGACGGTGTGGATGCGCCTGAGGTTGCGCAGGATGTGGCGGTTGTGTCTGTGCACACGTTCGCCGCTGGTGATGCTGCCGCCGACGTGGAGGCCGGTTTGACGCATCAACGGATGGTTGAGCTGTCGTTGAATCCGTTGACGTTGATCACCCTTCCGGGTGGTGTGCTGGTGACGATTGATTATTGCCGGTCGTTGATGGCTCCGATTCCTGTTGAGTACAGCGACGATCCGCATGTTGTTCGGTACGTGGGCCGATACGAGGTCGGCCTGCCGTACCTGTCCTGAGTTTCAGCCCGAAAACAACCAAAGAAATAAAGACCCCTCGCCCGATTTCTGGGGCTTGGGTCTTTTTTGTTTCGCCGGAGTTCTTTTTGCAATCCGGTCCCCCCATCATGATTGAGAGGAGCGTCCTATGACGCAGCCAATGACCGGCACCGATTGGAGCGCCGGCGGATTCACTGACATTCACAAGCCGTTCATCGAGCGTGGCGGTTTGCAGGCGGTGTTCATTCGTGACAACCGCGGTGCCGCGACGGACATGTCGCCGTTCGAGGATGATTGCGTGACGGTGAAGTGGTCTCCGTTCGCGCAGGACGGAAAGCTTCGCGACGACCTTTTCATCCGCCGGAAGGTGAACGGCAAGTACGAGTACAACACCGACCCGAATGAGGGCTGGTGGCACATCGGCTGCAACCCTGAGGATGGCGGTGCGGAACGTGAACCGGACGTCACCTCTGACGATTTGATGGTGTTGCAGTCGAAGTTCCCGGTCGATTCTGAGGTGACGGAGAAGTCGTATTCGGTGCGGTTCGTGGCGCTCGGTACGGCCGATCCGCTGATTCACCGGCTGGAGTCGGAACTTCCGTTGTGCGACAACGCCGGTAATCCGCTGGTCGCGCTTCCCGGTACCCCTGACTACGGTGAGGGTCCGCTGCTGGACGCTGACTCGGCGGAGTACCAGCTGCTGCTGCTGTATGCGCGCCGCACCTCGGGCGGGTTCATTTACCGCGCTGAGGGTTATCCGGCGGTCAAGCTGGACGACCAGGCGTCCAAGCAGCGGTCGAAGACCGACGCTGATACGGCGGACCTGACGTACAAGGTGCTGCCGAACGAGTACTTCATGCGGCCCGATCCGGCTGGGACGATTGCCCTGGTTCCCGGCTACTTCTACGTGTGGATGGGTGGCCCCGGATGGGCTGAGCAGTACTCGGACGGCAGCTAGCCAGAAAAGCCCCTGCCGGGTGGGTGTTTGTGGCGCACCGCATGGTGCGTCCGGGGCTGGCCCCCACCCGGCAGGCCCCTCTCCTCAGCCCCGTCTTTCAGCCCCGTGATTGCGTGAAAGGAAGCCCCAAATTCTCATGACTACTTCGAAGCCCACCAACAATGGCGCCGCGGCCCGTGAGCAGGCCACCGAGTTTGATTCCCCGTTCGCTGATCGTGTCCTTCGGTTCGACGACGGAACTACGATGTCGATCCCGCCTCACCCGAATCTTCGGATGCTCGACGACGACGCTCTGGAAGCTTACGAGGCGTACCTCGAAGAGATCGAAACTTACGACCGGGATCCTGACCTGTACATCCCGGAGCAGACAGTTAAGGACCGAGACGGCAACGAGATGGTGTTGCCGGCGGAGACCCGCCCCGGCGCGGTGAAAGGCCCCCCGTACTACAAGGACGGTAAGCGTGTGTCGCCGCCGCGTGAGGTGCGGATCGTTCAGGTCGTGTTGGGAATGGACTCCTACGAGGTGTTGCGGTCGAAGAAGATCAACGGGCGTCCTGCTGGTGCGCGTGATGTGTGGCGGGCGTGGACGGAGCAGGGTTTCTCGATCGCGGAGCGAGCTGAGTCCGACTCGAAAAGTGATGGAGGCCCAGTGGTTTTGGAGACTGTATCCGAGGCAGATAGCGAGTGATCTGCGGCGTTTCTTCGGTTTGAGTGTTGCGGATTGGCATCAGGGCAGGTTGTCCAGTTTGGAGTTGCTTGACCTGTTCGGGGTGCGGTTCGTGGACAACGCTGAGGAGCGCGTTCGGGAGTTGTATGTGGATTTCGCTCCTGTTGATGGTGCGGTGGCGCGGGCTGTTCGTGGTGGGCGTTGGTCTGAGCCGGAGTTGATCGCGGCGGAGACGTATAACGAGATCGCCAGGTTTCGAGCGTCGTTTCATGCGTCGAAGAGTCGTAAGGCTGTGTATGAGCCGTTTGCGTTTGAGGATCCGGTTGATCGGCTGGAGAAGGCGCGTGCGTCGGTTGAGGCGCATGAGTTGCAGCGTGAGGTTGAGGCCGATCTGTTCGGCTGGTGACGGGGAGGTGAGTGTCTGATGCCTATCTACGTGGACATTATTTCCCGTCTTGATGAGCGTGCTGCTGCGGTGGCGGCGAAGAACATTGAGCGTGAGATGGAGGCGGCTGGGGCGCGCGCGGGGTCGTCTGCTGGTCGTGCGATCGGTGAGAATGTGGGCCGGGAGGCTGCGGCTGCGGGGCGTAATGCTGGCGAGCAGTTGTCGCGTGAGGTTGATCGTGCGACGCGTCAGGCGGGTTCTCGTATTGTTGATGGTTTTTCGTCGCATGGTGTGTCGGCGGGCCGGGGGTTTGGTTCGTCGTTTGGTTCGTCTTTGGTGTCGTCGTTGCCTGTGGCGGGCCGGTTTTCGGCTGCGTTGTCGGGGTATGAGGGTGCGGCGTCGAAGGCTGGCGCGTTGGCTGGTCGTGCGTTGGGCACAGCGTTCACGGCGGCCGCGACAGGCATTATCGGCGCCGCCGGTGTTGCCCTGTTCAAGGGGTTTGATCGGTACAAGTCTCTTGATGCGACATCGCACCGTCTTTCCGCGATGGGGAACAGCGCCGAGCAGGTCAAGACGATCATGTCGGATATCAACGAGGTCGTCGTTGGCACTCCGATTGCGTTGGACGAGGCGGCGAAGGCTGCTACGCAGTTCCTTGCTGGTGGGGTGAAGCAGGGTCGCCCGTTGCAGGCGGCGTTGACTGCGATTGCGGACGCGGCGGGTGCATCTGGGCAGAAGTTCGGCGACCTGGCCGTCATCTTCAACCAGGTGTTCAACAAGGGCAAGCTGCAGGCTGAAGAGATGTTGCAGCTCAATGAGCGTGGCATCAATGTTCAGGCGGCGTTGCAGAAAGAGTTCGGCCTGACGAGCGCTGAGATTCAGAAGATGTCGAAGGACGGCACGATTTCGTTCGGCATGCTTGTGCAGGCGATTGAGGGCCAGTTCGGTGGCATGTCGAAGAAGCTGGCCGACACTGTTGACGGCGCCTTGTCGAACATGAATGCCGCCGTGGGGCGTGTTGGGGCGAACTTCATTTCGGCGCTGTTCGGCGACCCGCTGGACACGACGGAGGGTCCTGGCGCGCTTGCCAAGTCGATCAACAATGTGACCGACAAGCTGAATGACCTGAACGCGTGGATCGTCGCGCACAAGGACGACATCAAGCGCACCTTCGAGGAAGCTGCCGAGACTGCGCAGGATTTGTGGGATGCGCTGTCGAGCGTAGTCGAAATGCTCGACCGGATCGGTATCAGCGTTGGGGACGTGGTGACCGCGTTCGTGGCGTGGAAGTCCATAGCTGGCATCACGGCCCTGACGCAATCTCTCTCAACGGTGAGCACGACATTGGCCGGTCTTCCCGCGACGGCCGATAAGTCGGCTAAGGGAATCTCTGCCGCGTTGTCGCGTGTGGCGGTCCCAGCGTGGCTGGCGTTCCTGGTTGCGCAGAACGGCCCTGAGATTGAACAGGCCATTCAGAACGCGATTCCAGGTGCGGATAGCTGGAATCACTCCAATACGCCGGATCAGTTGGGTCGCAGTGCCCGTGAGTGGTGGGACCGCAACATTCAGGGCGGCACGGGGGTTGATCCGCAGCCGTCTCCGCTTCCTCAGCTCGGCGGCGGGTCTGGACCTGGCACGCCAACGGTTGGCGGCATTCCGATTCCAGGGCTTGTGGGTACGAACTCGAACGGTCCAGCGTCCCCGTTCGGTAACCTTCCCGGTCAGGTTCCATTGGATGTTTCCGTGGAGGATCGCCGCGGGCGTCGTGGTGGCGGCGCGCCTGGTTCGGATGGGGCACCCGCGGATGGCCCGTTGGCTGATCTGTTCCCGGGCGCGGTGGGGGCTGCTGATGGTGGTAGTGGTTCTGGCCCGAAGTTGCCGGATGCGCCTGTGTTGCCGTATGACACGACGCTGCCGCCGGGGATTGCTGGTATGCCACCCGACGCGGCCGTGTTCTCCGCTGAGTCGTCGTATCTGGATGCGCGTCACAAACTGGCGGAGAAGCGTGCCCGCGCCGCCCAATTGGAGCAGTCCACCGAAGCCACCGAGCAGGACCGCCTCAAGGCCCGCAACGATGTGATCGAAGCTGAACGCGACCTTCAGGCCGCCGAGATGCGCATGAGTGATGCCCGCGCGAATCAGTACGAGAAGCTGACGAAGCAAACCGACAAGCATGTCAAGGATTTGGGGCAGATCGGTGCCCAGCTTGATCAGGATTTCGGTATCTCGAAGGGTTTGGCGGGGATCGCGGAGAACATCACGAAGTTCGTGGCGAACCTCGCTGCGGCACCGTTGTTGGGGCAGTTGCAGGCCATTTCGGCCTATAGCCCGACGCAGGGTGGGCACGGGTTGATGGGTGTGCTCGGCGCGCAGGGTGTGTTCGGGCCGCAGTACCAGAACAACCAGTATGACCGGGGTTCCTACCCGTCGGCCGGTGCGGCCGGTGTGTCGATGACGCCGATCGGTGCCTATCCCGGTGACGCGGCGCTTCTGGCGAACGTTCCCGCCGGACGATACACACAAGAACAACGCGGCGACCTGACGCAGGGTTTGGCTGATTGTTCTAGCGCTGTTGAGGATCTGGTCAACTTGATGGATGGCCGCCCGACGACCGGCGCCAGCATGTCGACCCACAATGCGGACGAGTGGCTGACTTCGCGTGGCTTCGTCAAGGGCATGGGCGGCCCGGGTGATTTCCGGGTCGGATTCAACTCAAGCCACATGCAAGCCACCCTGCCCGGGGGAACGCCATTCAACTGGGGCAGTGACTCCGCTGCCGCGCGGCGTGGTATCGGCGGCACGGGCGCGGATGATCCGTCGTTTACGTCGCATTATTACCGGCCGGTGACGTCGGTCCCTGGCGGGTCGGCGGCGGCGGCGGGTGCGCCGGGGTTGTACAGCCCGCAGAACACCAACCCTGCGTTGAATAACCCGCCGGCTCCGGTGTCGTCGGGTGCGTGGGCGACGAATCCGGCGCCGCTGCCCACCACGGGCGGTGGTGGCGGCCCGATGGCCGCTGGCGCACCGCAAGGCCTGTTCACCGGTGGGCCGACGAACACCACCAACATCGGGGCGAACGTCGCACCGTATGCCGGGTCCGGTTCCGGTGGTATCGGCATGGACGGTGGTGGTGCGCTTGGCATGGCGGTGCAGGCCGGTGGTATGGCGCTGGACGCGATGGCCCCGGGTGCGGGTCAGGCCGCGCAGACTGGGGTGAAGCTGATCAACCGTGCCATCGAGTACGGCGGTCAAGTCGCCGCGATCGGCGCCCAAGGGTTGATGGAAACGTTCTTGCCTACGGGTGGTTCGGATTTGGCGAACAACAACTGGATCACCCGCATTGCCGGGGGGATTGCTGGTGCGGCCCCGGCGTTGCCGAACCTGGCCGGCCAAGCATCCCAGCAGCGCAAGGACATTGATCCGCAAGCCACAGGCCAGGGTCAAACCCAAGTCAACCAGGGTGGCGACACGAACATCACGGTCAACAACCAGCGCGCCACCGAAGACGGAACAGGCCGCGACATCGCGTATCACCTGCAAAACCAGTACGTCATGCCGGGAGGGTAAATGGCTAAGAAGCATTACCCCGCCACTGGTGTAACCCCGCACGGATGGTATGACCTCGCCAAGGGTGAAAAGCCGATGATGTGGCTCGACGCCTACGACGAGTCGATCACTTTCCACATGATGGGCGGGATGGCGGTCCCTGACCGGGTTGTAGCCCCGGAGATGGTGCACCTCACATCACTCAAGGGGTTGATCCCGCCGTGGAAGCACATCGACCAGAAGGGCGCCACCGAGGACGGAATCACCAATATTGATGCGCTCTACGACCCGATTGAGGTTGAGGTGGGGGTGGAATGCCGTGGCCGGTCGCCGAAGTGGACGCGCAGGGTCTACCGCGATCTGGTCGCGTCGATCGACGCGAAGCAGGAAGCGACGTTGAACTTCCTCACCCACGACATGGGGCACTGGTGGGCGCCGGTCAGGTGGTTCCAGGGCGCGCCGCAAGCACCGCTGGAGATCGGCAAGCGGCAGCGTGAAAGTTTGCGACTGCGGGCCGATTCGGGGTTCTGGCGTACCTACGACTACGCGGCGAGTTTCCAGTTCGAGTATGAGTCGATGACCGACACGTTCAACTATGACACGTCGGGCACGCAGGACCTCGGCGCGGACTGGCCGCTGTACTACGAGGGTGACGGCGGCGGGTACGTCTACGCCAATGGTGACCAGGCGAGGTGGCGGGACGACCCGGACGATCCGCTGACAACGGATACCCGCGAGGTGGTGTGCGGGCCGTACAAGGATTTCGACACCGACACCGACAATCAGGTTGTGTCGATGGTGCTCGGCGGGTTCCAAGAGTGGAGCCTGCCTGATAGTGGGGCGAACGACCTGTGGGCTCGCATGGGCCGCGACAGCAACGGAGACTGGGACGGTAATGGCATCCGCATGCGGGTGCAGGGCAACTGGATCAAGCTGTCGAGGTTCAACAACTTCTCGCAGACGGTGCTGTTTCAGCGGCCGCTTCTGGTGGCCCCGCTGATTGGGGAGAAGTTCACCCTGGTTGCCGGGTATGAGGGCGATCCGCGCATGTTCAAAGTGTTGCGCAATGGGTTGCCGATCTTGTCGCACAAGGAAACCGGCACTGGTAGCGAGCTTGGCCCGGATTATCGGGGAATCGGGTTTGGTATGCAGGCCGGTGGCGCGTTGATCACGCAGGCGACACCAGCTCCGGTGCGGAAAGTGTCGGCTGGCGACAATGCGAATGTCACCCAGTCGGGGTTTGTGTCGATGGTCAATGTTGGTGACCAGCCGATGTATTGGGATGCGACCTTGTTTGGCCCGGGCACGTTCCGGTTGTATGACGGTCCCGGCGCGGATGAGTATGTGGAGTTTGGTCCGCTGCTGCCCAATCAGATTGTGTTCCTACGTACCGACCCGCGCTCACAGACGACGTTGGTGCAGGATTTGACGTCGGTGCCGCCGTCGCCGCAGGAGTTGAACATTTTCCAGCAGGCGGTGAAGTCGTTGTTGTCGTTCTTCTCGGAGCGGAACGCGTTCACCGACCAGATTGGGTCGCTGTTTGGGATTGTTCCCCCGCAGGGCAATTTCTATAAGTACCTGTCGGGCCGGTTCAGTGAGAACGCGGCGATCCCCGCGAAGTCACCTGGCGAACCGGCGCAGCAGTTCTTTGTGAAGACAGAAATTGTTGGTGGCAACGCTGACTCGAAGGTGATTCTTTCGGGGACTCCGTTGCGCCGCTACCCGATGTAGCCCCTGTAGTGGGTGAATTTGTGGCGCCTGTGAACCGAGGAAAGGAGGGGGATGACAGTTGTCGAAGTTTGAACGCGAAACAGCCGCATGGCAATCCGCCCTCCAGTCCGGCGACCCGAACAGGATCGCACGAACCGCGCGGGCGTTGACGGAACGCAAATCGAAGGTAGACACGTCGTTCCGGTTCACGGTGTGCGACAAGTTTTGGCAGCCGATGGGCGCTGTCGGTGGCGACCTGATCGAGGCGTCGGGTGCTGACCCGCGCAACGATGTTGAAACCGGCCGGATCGTCCTCAAAGGGAACAGCCCTCTCATCCCTTTGTTCATGGACTGCAAAAAGACGATGGTCGGTGTCATCGTCGAGACCGCGGGTTTGCGGTATGCGTTCTACACGAAGAACCACACCTACGAGTACCGCGACAGCGCATGGACCGGCACCGCTGAACTGCGCGGTATCCGCGACATCCTCAATTACTACGTGATTTGGCCGTCGTGGTGGCTGCCGATTCAGGCACAGCCGTTCTCGCACGCGATCTTCGTGTGGGCGCTGCAAACCGTCGTGGAGAACATGGTCGCAGAATGCGCTCTGCGGTTGCAGTCCGGGTGGCTGGAGTTCATCAACAACGGCCTGTCGTTAAACCCGGATATCCGGGCATGGTTCGGCACCGTTCTGCAAGCCCTGTCGCGGGACGGGCTGTCGGTCCAGGCGTTCACCCGCATGCTGCGAACCCCGGTGTATGTGTCACGCACCAATCCACTGCTGGACACGTCGCCGATGGTGGCTCGCACAGTGCGGATGGAAACCGTTCAGGCCGTCATCAAGGACGTTACCCAGTCGTACGGTGTGGATACCCGCATGGATTTGTGGCTTCCAGGTGATCCGCAGCCTGACAGGTGGGCGAACCTGGACCAGCCTACCTACGTGTTTTCCACAGTGGACCGGTCGCAGATCACTGGTCCGACGAAAACCGTGCTCGATTCGGTGCTGCGCACCACGATTGACCTTGGCGGGTCGCTGGGGGACATCTTCAAACCTGTCATCAAGCAGGTTCCCGGCATGGACGGCGTGTTCTATGCGCCCGCGTTGGGTGTGGATTTCGAGCAGCCATACGCCTATTTCGTGGCCCCCGAGCCGGGGGAGGACACCGGCATCGATGCGTGCACGATCACTGACCACACACCTGAGGGTTGGCAGCACATTATTGGTGGCCGGAGCCCAAAGTGGTTGAACGACTTGATGAATGCCACCTTCGCATGGCTGATCGACTCGCTGATGATCGTTGTTGGATTCACCGGCATACCGTCCGATCTGCTGTCGGGGTTCCTGAACAACAGCTTCCTGGCTTTCCAGTTGATTCAGCATTACGACCGCCGTGACGAAGTTGGCCCGTACCATCCGGCGATCGAGCGGTTCTATCCGACAGCATCAGCGCCGTACAACATCGAAACGGTGTTCGCATTCATCAACGCCTTGTTTGATTCGCAGGGCAAGACGACGGCGACGGTGCAGTTCCGCAACGGTGCCCAGTATGCGTTGGGTCGGGACGTTTTTCGCGGCGGCCTGATGTCGCTGGTGTTCATGTCACGTACCCGAATGGTGACTGACTACATCGAAAACGTCATGTGGCGGGTTTCCCAGGATGAGCGGAAGGTGATCGCGCAGTTGGGGGATGGACGCAAGTCGGAGGCCCCGTTGGCGAAGCATCAGCGGTTCATCACGGGGATTTTTGAAACGTTGTCGGTCCTCACGCTGTCACCTCAGGGATAAGCAGCGGTCGTCCTTTCTTTCTGTAACTCGCCCAATGTGAATGGAGCGTGCCTTATGTCGTGGCCCTTGAATCCTGCTGGGACTCACTATTTGTTTGAGGGGATCGTGGAGATTCCTGTCGATCCTACGGCGGGTTCGGCGATCCTCCAGTTGCGTCCGCAGGGCGGTATCGGTGTTGGTGTGCCCGCGATCGAGAAGGGTGATCCGGGTGTGCCGGCCACGTTCGATACGACGGTGAATCTGACGGAGCTGGACCCGGACGATCCAACCCCGGCGGAGGCGTCGTTCACTGAGATCACGCCACCTGGAACATCCACGCCGGGTGTGTACCGGTTGAACCTGGCGCTGCACGCCGGCGCGAAGGGCGCGGATGGTGAGGCGGTGTGGGACCCGACGGATGTTGATCCGTCGCCTGTTGCGGGTCAGGTGCCGGTGGTGAATTCGACTGCTGATGGGTTTGTGTTGGCGGCGCAGCGTGTGGGGGACCGGTATGTTCCGGCGTCGATCAACAACACTGCATCGGGTAACGCGAACTCGACTTTGGCTCAGGTGTCGATCCCGGCGCAGCCGTTTGATTGGCGGCCGCGTGTGCAGGGGTACACGGTGGTCACCGGTGAGGGTGCGGATGTTCGGGTTGATTTGGTGGCCCGGTTGAACGGTGAGACCGGCGGCAACGTGATCGGCCGGTGCCCCGGTGTGGCGCAATCGGAGCGGCTGACGCTTGTTTCGGGACCTGCGGCGGGCTCATCGGATGGGTTTGACCGTGTGGCGGCCGGTACACCGGCGACGATCTATTTCCGGTGTGAACGTCAGGCGGGGTCGGTGACGTACACGACTTCTGCTTCTACGTCGATGTTTTCGGTTGAGGTTTGGCCGCTGCCATGACGTCATCGTTTGATCCGTTGCCGGAGTGGGCGCATGCGGTGCCGTCTGAGCCGGGTATTCACCCGGAGCAGTCGGCGTTGCAGTGGCAGCGTCCGTTCACTGTTCAGCAGCTGCTTGAGATTGGTGAGCAGTTCATCGAGCAGTTTTTGGCGTGGGTGGTGCGCGCGGTAGCTGGGGTGTTCATCCCTGGTGAGGCATCGTTCGACCAGTTGCGTGATTGGGCTTTGAACATCCCCATTCTCGGGGACATCATCGAGGCGATCACCGGCATTGTGGGTGGCGGGGTTGAGGAACTGACCCAGTTCTTCACGAACGTTCGAAACTTCTTCCAGTCGATCGACTTCAACAGCCCAAACTTCAACCCGCTTCAGGCTGCGGCGCAGTTGGTGAACATCATCCTTGCGCCGCTGCGCAATTTGCTGCCCAGTCTATTGACGATCCTGCCGATCGGTGGCATATCAAACCAAGCACCGAACATTCTTCCTGCCCCGAAGTTCCCTGAGGGATCGGTGGGCGAGAACGCGGATTGGGTTGTGGACCCGTCGCATTCTCGCAGCGGGGATGGTACTGGCGCGGCGAAAGTCATTGCCGACGGCACGTTGAAGGCACTGCGGTCGGGGCAGAATGTTGGCGATTTCTTCGCGGTGAGCGAAGGGCAGACAATCACTGCCCGGGTGTTCGTGTCTCACGACGATTATGTGGGTACGGGCGCGCCGATCCGGTTGCAGCTGGTGCCGTACATCGACGGCGTTGCACAGCCCCCTGTGGATTTGAACGCGTACGCCCCCCAGGACGCGAACTTGGCGTGGCCCGGTAAGGAGCTGTCGGGGGAGTATCGGGTGCCCGCTGGGGTGACTGGTGTGCAGACCCGGTTCGTGGTGACCGAAGACGCCGCTGCGGGCACGTTCTGGTGGGATGACGCCGAGGTCAAGCAGACCGGCGTTATTCAGCAGTCGTGGGTCGAGGGTCTTCCGGAGATTCTGCAAACCTTGTTGGCGCGGGTGCAGTTGACGATTGACACGGTGGTGTCGGCGATCCGCGGCGGCGTGCAGACCGTTGAGAACACGCTGGAGGATTTGTTCGACGCTTTGCGCAACATCTCCCCGGAGTCAATCGCGGGCATGCTCGGCCCGGAGAATCTGCGGGAAACCATCGAGAACATCGTCAACAGCATTGTCGGTGGCCTGGTAGGCCTTCCGGGTATTGGTGCTGGCATCGCCGACCTGTTCAACGTGTTGCAGGAGATCGCCTCGCGCGCCAGCTTGGGGTTGTTCTCGTGGGACATCCTTGGCATCAGGACCAACAAGCCCGTCGATAGTGGTTTGTTGCCGTCGGAGCGGTCCAACTTCCCGCTGTCGAACGTCACGACGTGGCTGGAGGCCACGCAGAGCAATTCGCTCATCGGTGTTGACCTGATCGAAGAGTCGATGCCGCTTGGCGTGGTGTCGTGGATCGGCTACGGCCTTTCAGGGATCACCGAGTTCTACGTCAACATCTGGAAGGTCGACTTGGCGTCGGGCGACTGGACGCTGGTGCACCATTCCCCGAACATCGTGGGGCTTTTGGGCGGCACGGCCGCCCCCGGGGAGTTCATCTCCTACGAGCTGGATGACCCGGTTCCCGTGGTGGCGTCTGAGGCGTACGCCTATGAGCTTGTCCCGGTGGGCGGTACGCATTATGTGCGTGGCCGCGTGGCGGACTTGCCGAATCATCCGACGTCGCAGATTGTGTCGCTGGCGGCCACCAGAAACAACACGTCGCCGGATAGCCCGCCGTCGTCGATTGCGAAGGCGTCGGTGACCCGCTCGGGCGATGTGCCGTGGGTGAGTATCGCCGTGGATACAGGTTCCGGCGGCGACCATCACGATCCGTTGAAGGTCTACCTTGGCACCGCGGCCACGGTGTTCCCGGTTCCGAACTGGGTGAACTACATCGACCCGGTTGCGGTGGGCGCTGGTGGTGGTGGTGCACAAGGCTGGGCATTGGGCATCAACGGTCAGGCCGGTCAGCCTGGGAAGTTCAACGCCACCACATGGGTGCGCGGTGAGCATTTCGGCGACAACGCCATCATCACCCTCGACCCGGGCGCTGGCGGCGTGGGCGGTCCTGGTGACGGCGCTGCCGGTGGGAACACCACGTTGTCTATCTCCACGCCCGGGGGTGACACGTATTCCATTGTCGCCGAGGGCGGCGCGGCGGGCACCACTGAAGGGTTTTTGTCGAAACCTGTTGGCCGAGGCCCGGGCACGTTCACGTTCAACGAGCAGGACTATGTGGGCGGCGTTGACCAGAAGGTCATGGGCGGCCACGGTGCGCCGGCTGGTGGTGCCGGTAACGGCGGCAAGGGCTCGTTGGCGGCCTTTCAGTCCGGCGGCAATGGCGCTCCTGGTGGCGGCTGGGTGTTCTTCCGGCCCGACCCGCTGCCTGACCCTGACCCGGATTTGACGCCCCCGACGCCCCCCACGTTGGTGGAGCTGGTTGATTCAACTTTCAGCACTATCACGATTACGTGGTCTGGAGCAACAGACGTATGACAATCAAAGGGTATTTTGTTTACGCGAAAGAGAAGGACGCTTCGGGCGATTTCGTTCAGTTGAATCCCGACCCGGTGTTGCCGCCGTATGGAACAAACGGTTTGAAGTCGAACACCACGTACGAGTTCTATGTGAAGACGGTGGACAACGCTGGCTGGTTGTCGGACCCGTCGGATACCTACGAGTTCACCACTCCCGCGCACACTGCGGGTGATTTGTTGTCGCCGGAGGACCAGGCGATGGTGGATTTGATTGTGGAGGAGTCCCGCGCGGAGACAGGCCAGCCGGGGGTGATGTTGCAGATCACTGGTCCGCGCGGGAACTATGCGAAGGCGTATGGCACCACCGTGGGCGGCACGGTTCGCCCGTTGACGTTGGATGACCACTTCCGCATGGGTTCCTCCACGAAGATGTTCACCGCGATTGCGTTTTTCCAGGCCGTCGACAAAGGGTTGATCTCGTTGGATGACACTCTGGAGCAGTACGTTCCGGGGATTCCGAACGGTACCGCGATCACGATGGGGCACATGCTGTCCATGCGGTCGGGGATCGCGGAGTATACGGCGGGTATCAACGCGCTCTGGATCACGCTGTTTCCGACGTGGCCATGGACGGGCGCGAAGGACTTCCTGGGCTCTATGAAAGGGCCGTCAAATTTCTATCCCGGCACCGACTACCTGTATACGAACTCCAACTTTGCGCTGATCGGGATGGTGCTGGAGATTGTTGACCCGGACCATCGGCCGATCAAGCAGATCTTCAAAGAAGACATCATAGACCCTCTTGGGCTTACGGAAACGTCATGGCCGCCGATCGGTCCAGTTCCACCCCCAGCGTCGATCGCTGACACGTTCAACCCGAACTTCCTCGACGCTGCCGGGGCGTTGGCGACGAACATCAACGACTACACGAAGTTCGCGGAGGCGTTGCGGGACAACGCGATGGGACTGTCACCGGAGTCGTATGACGCGTGGCTGTCAACGTTCTGGAAGCACCCCACGGGGTGGGACCCGTACGCGAACGGGTTCTACATTCCCTCCGAGTACTACTACGGGTACGGGATAGAGTCGTTCGGAACGTGGTTCGGGCATCCCGGCTTGTTCTCGGGCGGCTGGTCGTCCACGATTTTCTTTGAGCGGGACTCGGGTGCGACATTCACGCTGCACGAGAACTCGAATACCTCCAACCCCCCGGCCGCGGGCTATACCCGCATTTGGGTGCGGGTGGCGGAGTATCTGTACCCCGGAACGATTACGAATGACCAAAACTGGCCGGTGCCGCCGGAGCCGGTGGATATTGGGTTCGATGCAGTGTCGTCGGCCGGGGCTGGTGTCGGTAGCGCCACTGTGAACTTCAAGGCCTCCGAGGGGGCCACGGTGTTCGCGGTGGTGGCGTGGGACCGCGCGGGCTCGGCCCCGTCGGCCACATATGGCGGCGCCGGCGGTGTACTTCTCGGGTCCGTTTCGCACAATGGCGATCCGGCGAATGGAGGATTGGCGATTTTCCGCATGGAGAACGCAGGCTCCGGCGTTGCTCGCCAGATGAAGGCCACCGGCCCGGGCTGGGTGAGTGCGTATGCCATTTCATTCAACGATGTTGTGTCCGTGGGAACCCCCACGTTCGCGCACGGCAACGGCACCGCGCACAGTCAGCCGGTGACGGTACCGAGCGGGGTGACGCTGCAGGCGTTCTCGGCCGGGGCCGGGGGGGCGTCGTCGTCCAAGCTGACAACGATTCTGGGGGCGCGCTTGCGCGCGGAGCAGTCGGGGATCGCCCCGCCCCTGTGTGTCAACACGACGACCAGGACGGGGACGGTGAGCGCTACATCGTCGCGGCCGAATAAGTGGGCTGGTATGGCGGTGAACTTGCAGATTGGGGGATGAGCGTGGCTGTTGGCTGGTGGGCTGAGTCCCACGTCTCGTTCGGCGTCACCCTCACCCCCGAGGTGGGATTCCACTATGGCGGGCCGAAACAAGAGTTCGGTGTCACCCTCACCCCCGAGATCGGCATGGCCGCCGTGGCGCACAACCGTGCGAGTTTCGGTTTGTCGGTGCCGGTTTCGCTGGGGATGGGGGCAGCCAGCCATAGCAAGGCGTCGTTCGGTCTGGTGTTCGCGCCGTATATTGCGATGCGTGGTCCGGCGGCGTTCGAGCCGGTGTTTCCGTCGGAGGATTTGTATCCGTCGGTGTCGCTGTTCCCGACGCCGCGCGCGCAGTCTCCCGGTTTCGGGTTGTCGTTCACGCCGAGCCTGGGGTTCGAGGCCGCGCCGAAGTTTGCGCGGTCGTTCGGTATCGAACTGGACCCGCAGGTCGGCATGGGTACCGCACTCGGGTTCACGAAGGGCTTCGGGATCGAACTGTCCCCGCAGGTTGGAATGTCCGGCGCGGAGCGGTATTACCGCGAGTTCGAGCTGACGTTGACCCCGGAAATCGGTATGGACGCCGTGGGTAATGACGGTGTTGACCCGGTGGAGTTCGACGCGGTAACCATGTCCCAGCAAACGACGTCGACGTTCTCGTTCAACCACACGGCCACCGCCGGAGCGTCGGTACTGGTGTCACTGGTTGTACAGGGCAGCGACACGATCGCTTCTGTCACCTACGACGGATCGACAATGACGCTTATCGGCAGCCAGGCTCTAAACAATAACGCTGGCAGTGGTTCCCAACACTTGTACGTCATTCATGGCGTTGCTGGCGGGTCCAAGCAGGTGACGGTCAACAAGCCCACCGGCTTCGGGTGGGTGGGCGCTGTCGCGGCCTCGTATCTGAACGCGACCACCACCGGCACTGTGCAGAAGTCATACGGAAACAGTGGTTCGGCAAGCCTGTCGGCGTCCGCGCCTGGAGACGGTGGCCGGGTAGTCGTTTCGTTCGCCAACATGGGGAACCGGACGTTTACACCCTCTGGCGGAACGAACCGATTCTCGGGTTCGGGACTGTTCCCGATCCTGACCATCAGCGACGCGACGACGGCCACGAACTTCACGGCGACAAGCTCGTCGGGCACATGGGCCGCCATGGCGGTCCCGCTCAATCCCGTATAACTCGAAAGGAAACAATCATGGGCATTCCCAATGCAACTCACAAGGCAGCGTCGGACGCTATCGCCGGTCTCGGCGACTGGATCAGTGTGCATACCGGAGCTGCTGGCACCACAGGGGCGAATGAAGCCACGGGTGGTGGATATGCGCGGGAGCAGACGTCGTGGACGTCGGGCTCCACGGGCACCAACACCGGCGACGAGGTTGAAATCTCCGTGGCGGCAGGCACCTACGTGGAGGGCGGCATCTGGTCGGCCAGCTCGTCGGGCACCTTCGTCGGTTCGGAAGCTTTCGACGACGGTGACGTGGAGGTGTCCGGCACTGGCGCTTCAATCTCGGTGACGCCCCGCATAGTCGCCTGAAATCCTGGATAGGGGAACTGTTTTGAACATCAAAACTGATCATCAGATCGTCGCATTCGGCAACGACATGATGGGCTTGTTTGACCGTGACGGCACGCTGATTGTGCAGGCCGCCCGCGTGGTCGGCGGGTGGGAGGTCACCGCCGAGGGGCAGCCCCCGGCGACCGTGTTGGATCGGTCTTCGGCGATCACCGAAATGATCAACACCGCCCTCGCGGTGCTTCCGGGTGACGGTTATTCGTGCCTGGTGCCGAGGGGTTTACGGGCGCAACCTTAGGAGGGGGTTTGGTATGGCTTATTCGAAGCAGTCGTGGGAGAACGTTCCCTCGACGAACACCCCGTTGTCGGCGGACCGTCTCAACCACATCGAGGACGGTATCGAAGGGGCGCATGAGGGGCTGGACGATAAGGCCGACCTCGCCCACGACCACGTTTTGGCCGATGTTACCGATGTCACCTCTACTGGCGCGGCTATTGCTGGCGCGGCGGATAACGATGCAGCCCTGGAGGCTTTGCAGCCGGAGTTGGACAACAAGATCCACGAGATCGTCGACTACTACGCGACCAACGAGTTGGATGTTCAGGTGGATGCTTCCGATGTGGTGTCGGGCACGCTGAGCATTAATCGCATCCCCGTGGGTAGTAGCGGTTCCACGGTGTGTGTTGGTAATGATTCGCGCCTGTCGGACCAGCGGACACCCTTGGACAACTCGGTGACCCTGGCCAAGATTCAGGACGGTGCGATCACCAACGCGAAGATCAATACCGGCGCGGCGATTGCGAAATCGAAGCTGGCTTCGGATGTTCAAACCTCACTGGGTAAAGCGGATTCGTCGGTGCAGAAATCCGGCAGCGCGTCCGGGATGTGGATGGGCACCACCCTTCCCGGTACCGGCACGGCGGGTGTGTTGTACGTGGTGGTGCCGTGAAAGTTTGGAACGGTTCGGCGTTCGTTGACCCCACCGCGTTCAAAGTGTGGGACGGGTCGGCGTTCGTCGACCCCGAGCTGTACGTCTGGAACGGGTCGAGCTTCGACAAACTGTGGCCCACGTTCGAGCCGTTCACGTTGGAGAACATCAACCTTACCGACGAGCCTGTACCCGCAGGGGCGTCCGGATGCTGGGTCACCCTTGGCGGCGCAGGCGGCGGTGGCGGCTCAGGCAGGCGATCGAACTCTGGATACCGCTACGGCGGCGGTGGTGGCGGTGGTGGCGCCTACATCGACCGCACTTGGATTCCGCGGTCATCGCTAGGGGAGACGTACACCATCACCCGCGGCACCGGGGGAGCCGGTGGCTCAAGGGCTTTCCCTTCGAGCAACGGCAGCGACGGAACGGACGGCGGAGATTCGCTCTTCATTTCCGGTGACGTGAGTTTGATCGCCGGTGGAGGTAAGGCTGGCGCACGGGGCACCAGCACCAGCGGCAGCGGCGACGGCGGTTCCGGCGGCACGGCTTCAGCTTCCGGTGCGTCGGCCTCCACATACAACGGCGGCAACGGCGGCAATGGCGGCAGCAGCCCCACCAATGGGCAGAGCCGCTCAAACGGTGCAGGCGCGGGCGGTGGCGGGGCCGGCGGCATGCTCTCCAACGACAACACCTTTAACTCGGCGAGTGCTGGCTCTAGTAGCGGCCCAGCCGGGAACGGCGGCAACGGATCTCGTGGCGGTAGCGGCACGGGAACGGATGCCGGCAGTGGCGGTGATGGCTACAACAAGATCGAGTGGGTGTAGGTCAAGCTCACTCGGCCCTGATGATCTGGTAAACGCGCCCACGCGTAATGCCGGCTCGACGGGCAACTTCTGGCGCGGGCATCCCGTCGGCGTACGCCTGCCTGATGAGCGCGAACATCTCTTCTGTCAATGCCGACAATTCGGCGGCGTTCTTCTTTCGCTTGACGTGGTTCTCGTCGAGTCGATCCGCGATGTTCACACCGGAAGAGTAGCACGTTATACGCAGTTGACAAGGTGTGTAACCGGCTATACAGTCTGAGGCAGAAAGACACCGCCCGGCGGGGCGATAGGCCTGAGAAACCAACCCCGCCGGACGGCCCACCCCCAACAGGAGGCCCACCAATGCTACGCACCACCACCGCGACTGTCTTCGCAATCGCCGCACTCGCCCTCGGAATACCCGCAGTCGCTGATGCCGCACCCGCCCACTGCGCGAATCACGGCACCGGCCACGGGCAGATCTACAAGCACGCATGCGCCACCGGCAGCGGCGGCGCAGGAGCCGACTGGACATACGCCACCCACGCCGACGGCACACCCAAGATGGACGGCACCAAACACATCTACAAGTGCGTGCGCCACTGCGGCGGCGGCCGCCACCACGTCGAAACCACCGACACCTGGTGACCCGCCATGAAGATCCACGTTCAATCCCGCGGCCCCGCCGGCTGGAACGCAACAGTCCTCTTCACCACAGGAACCGTCCTGACTGTCGCTGACGACCAAGGTCGCAGGCACCTGATCGACACGTCCCGCGTCACGGTCAGGAGGCTGCCGTGACCAAGCCCCCCCGCCAAGCAGGTGCACTGTGAAACGCATAGCCGGGGCTCTCGGAACCGGACTCCTCGGAGGCATCGCACTCACCAGTGTCCTGTCCTGGATGTTCGCCACAGGCAACCCCGCCATCGACTTCTTCATCGAACGCGACACCCTGTTCTACTTCTAAACCCACCCCAGAAAAAGCCCCGCCACCCACTTGGTGCGCGGGGTTTTTCTATGCCGCCTATGCCCAAACCGCGGCTGCGCGACGGTCGCAGGCCTCTAGGCGCCCGAAAGGAACCCCGACATGGACCGTCTCGGAATCATCCTGCTCAAATTGCTCGGACCACTCGCCGACAGGATCGCTGACCGCATCGCCGACAGGATCACCGAAAACCTGCCCGATCTGTCCGATTTGGATGATCAGATCGTCGCGAAACTCCCCGACCTGACCAACCTTCCAGAACAGGTCATCAACATCATCGGCCGGCTGCCGAGATTCCCGTTCCTGCTGGGCGGCAAGCCATGAAGGTCACCTACCGCGGCATGGAGATCGAACTCGAACTGCGCGTCGGGTTCACAGTGCACAACCAGGACGGCTCGTCCTACATCCAGGTCCACGTCACGCCGACGTCAATCACAGGCGGCGGTCCGGACGGCGACGGCGGCGAACCCCTACCGATCGAGAGGGCGGCATGAGCTTCACCTGGTTCCGACCCGAAGGCCCGCTACGCACCCGCGAACAAGTCGCCCGCGAAGTCCACGCCGTCTCCCTAGCCCGTGGCCTCGATGAACTCGCCACCGTCATCGCCCTGATGACCATCTCCACCGAGGTCGGCACCGGCATCGGCGATGACCGCAAGTGGTGGTGCCCCGCCAACGACCGCGTGCCTGCCACGAAGAACTACCCCCACGACTCCCGCAGTGACGACAACCGCTCATCGGGGTACTTCCAGCAGCAACCCGGACCCAACGGCGAACCCTGGTGGGGCACACCCGAAAACATGATGACCCTGCCACAAGCAGCCAACACGTTCCTCGAACGACTCTCCGACGACTACAGGCGCGCCGCCAACAACCCCAGGTTGGCCGGCGAATTCGCGCAACGAGTCCAGCAATCCGAATTCCCTGACCGCTACGCCGACAAATGGGACGAAGCCTGGTCGGTGCTGCGACGTGCCCTCAACGAAACCACACCGGAGGAACCTGTGACCGAAAACCGGCCCGCCTATAACGAGTTTCCGATCTGGTCGGCCAACAACAGCGCCCGCAGCGGCAAGCCCACCATGTTCCTGATCCACACCCAGGAAGGCGGCGGCGGCGACGCTGCCGCCGAGAACCTGGCGAAGTGGTTCCAGAACGGCAACGGCGTCTCGTACCACTACACGATCTCGCAGGCATCCGATGGTGGTGTGACGGTGGTCGATTGCGTCGACACTGACCGCGCCGCCTGGTCTGTGGGCAACGCCAACAGCATCAGCATCAACCTGTGCTTCGCGGGGTCGCGAGCATCCTGGATGCGGGATCAGTGGATGAAGCAGTCCAACGCAATCGACGTCGCAGCCTACCTCGCGGTGCAGGACGCGAAGAAGTACGGCTTCACCCCGCTCGTGGTGCCACCGCCGTATACGAATGGGCGACCTGGCATCTCGGACCACCGGTGGGTGACCGACGTGTTCAAGTGGGGCACTCACACCGACGTCGGAGACTGGTTCCCGTGGGACTACTTCACCGAACGGGTCAACCACTGGGCGGCTGGCGGCAAGACCGAACCTGAACCGCCGAAGGTGAAACGCTTCCCGGACGACTGGACCGATCGCGAACTCGCCGTGGAGACCTTGCGGCAACTGCGCGGCTACAACCTGGACGGTTGGCCGCAGCTCGGCGGCAAAACCCTCGTGGACGCGGTAGCCGAAATCCGAAATGTCGTCTGCGACAAGTAGAATCGACAAGACGGGGCCGGGTGCGCGCCAACGCATCCCGACCCCTAACCCCATCACTGGACTAAGCAGAGAGGGGCTAGCAGTGGATGCTACCCACGAAGAATGGCGCCCGGTAGTCGGGTTCGAAGGCCTCTACGAAGTAAGCAACCTAGGCCGCGTCCGGTCCCTGGATCATTTCGCACGCGGGCGCAGTGGCAGCAAGCGACTGATACACGGCCGGGTACTTCGTCCGGCGCCACGCACATCAGGGCATCTGACCGTTGCGCTTGGCCGCAACGGTGGCAGTAAAGATGTCCACACCCTTGTGGCTACGGCCTTCATCGGTCCGCGCCCTGAAGGCATGGAGTGTTGTCACCAGGACGGCGATCCGACGAACAACCGCGTCGAGAATCTCCGATGGGATACCCGGTCGGCCAACCGTCTGGATTCAGTCCGGCACGGAACTCATCAGGCCGTCAAAAAGACCCACTGCAAACACGGGCACGAGTTCACGCCCGAGAACACCTTGGTTCAGCGCGGAAAGCATCGCCGATGCCGGGAATGTCACCGATTGGATTCGCAGAAGGGTTACCCAAGATGAAGATAGACGGATCCTGGGTAGGAATCGGATTAGGCGATGCCAGTGAGGAAGTCGGCAAGATCCGTGACTTTGGCAGGCGGAAGTTCTCGTACTGGAGAGAGTTACCCGATACCCGCGACGCGCAGGGGTTGCCACTATTTGACGAGGCGATGACCGCTGCGGTTTCCGAGATGCAAGCCAGATATAGCGCTGCCGGACAGTTGCGCGCGGGGTTGTACATCCCGGGGATTGTAGGGGCCGAAACCAAGTACGTCATGGGGTATCTATCCCGGCCCGTCATCGACACCCGGCCAGTCCTGTTCACCGTGTGCGGCACCGGCGTGCCCTGGTGGGTCGGCCCCGACGCCGACACCGCACGCGCCGTCGAAGACCAATACCTGTGGCAACCCATCGGATACCCCGCCGCACCGTTCCCGATGGGCCGATCCATCACCGCAGGAATCACCGAGGCGCACAACCAGGCCAACCGGTGGCGCGAACGCATCGAAACCCACGGGACCGCACTGGCGGGCTATTCGCAAGGCGCGGTGGTCCTCTCGGAGCTGTGGATGAACCACATCGCACCCGAAGACGGCTCCCTGCAATGGATGAAACCCCATGTGCGTAAAGCGGTCACGTGGGGCAACCCGAACCGCGAACTCGGACACGTGTGGGCTGATCACGGCGGCTCCCCAATGGCCCCATCCAACACCCAGGGCGTGTCCTCCAACGGCATGCGCAACACCCCCGACTGGTGGCGCGACTACGCCCACCAAGGCGACCTGTACGCCTGCACCGAACCCGGCGACACACAAGAGGTCCGAAACGCCATCTGGCAGATCGTGCGCGACCTCGACCTGTTCACCGGCCCCGATTCACTGCTGGCCCAAGTGATCGAACTCGCGCAAGCCCCGCTGCCGGAAACGATCGCGATCACCCGGGCGATCCTCGACGCCGGCATGTTCTTCGCGAAACGCACCGGCCCGCACGTGGACTACAACCCCCAGCCCGCCATCGACTACCTACGCACATAGGAGGCACTATGCTGACACGTTCATTCTGGATCGACGCCGCCGAGCGGGCCATACGCACATTCGCCCAAACCGCGATCGCCACCCTCGGCGCCGGGGCAGTCGACCTGATGACCACCGACTGGATATCGGTGCTGTCCGTGTCCGGCGGCGCGGCCGTCGTATCGCTGCTGATGTCGATCGGCGCCGAACGCCGCGGAAACCCCGGAACGGCGTCGGCCACTAGAGCGGTCACCGCCGCATGATCTGGGAATCGGTGCGCGAAGCGGTGGACGCCGCGTACCAGCCTGACGACGGTATCGACCTGATAGGACTGCTCATCATCGGACTGCCCTCCACCATCGCCGCCATCGGAACAGGGATCGTCGGCGTACTCACCGTTCGGGGGCAGCGCAAAGGCCGGGAGCGCGCACGCCAGATCGACGCGAAAACCGATGAGATTCACGAGCAGACCGTCAACACCCATAACACCAACATGCGTGACGACCTCGACGAGATACGCGATCTGGTGCGCGACGGCTTCAAACAGATCCAACGCGACATCGGCGGACTGCGGGAGGAGCTGCGAACCGAACGACTGGAACGAATCGAAGGCGACAAACGCCGCGACCGGTAACCACCAGGAAAGAAGGGCGCACGAATGTCACTACTGGCCGATCTCGCGGGCCTGCAACCCCGCACATGCCCCGCATGCGACTGGGCGGGCGCCCGGTCGAAACAGGAACGCGCAGAGATAAACACGGCGGTGGAGTCCGCCAAACGCGGTGAGGTTCAGTTCACCGACGTGCTGCGAGTACTCATCAAACACGGCATGCCCGACATGAATCCGCAATCGTGGCGGCACCACGCGAGGAACCATCATGTCCCTGACTAGCGACCTACGTCAGGTCCGCATATCCGAGGGTGTGCGCAACAAGATTCTGATCCTCGACGTCGAACGGCTCCCCGGCATCACCGAACAGTACTGGTGGGACAGGGGCGACCTGAAGAACCGGTATGTGCAGTACGAGACGGTGACCCGAATGCCGCGCACCACGATCGTGTGCGCCAAGTGGTACCACGACGCCGAGGTCATTCAACTCGCGGAATGGGACAGTGGTGGCCGCAAACGGTTCCTGCGGCGCGTGCATAATCTGCTGTCGCAGGCTGACATTGTTGTCGGGCACTACATCGACGAGGCGGATGTGCCGTGGCTGAAAGGCGACCTGCACATCGAGGCTGGGTTGCCGCCGCTGCCGCCGTTCAAAACGGTGGACACGCTGAAGGTGTTGCGCCGTGAGTTCAAATCCGGGGCGCCGTTCAAAGGGTTGGATGCGTTCTGCCAGATCGTCGGGCTGTCTGCGAAAACTGATCGCTACGACCGGTTTGCGATGGAACGCGCCGTGACGGAGAAGAGCGCCGTGGACCGGGAACGTCTCATCGCCTACTGCGCTGGTGACGTCATTGCCACGCAGGGGTTGTACGACTTCCTGAGGCCGCACATCAAGAATCATCCGGCGCTGTTTGTGGACGGCGAGGACAAACTGACGGTGTGCAACCGGTGCGGCAGTGAAACCGTGTTGATTCCGCGCCGATATGTGGCGAACGTGCTGACCTACACGATGCGCCGCTGCACCAGCTGCGGCGCGCATTCGCGGTTGTCCATTGAGCCTGAGCGCATGAGCGTTGTGCGGGGGGTGTGACGTGAATATTCGTGTGTGTACGTTCCTCGATCACGGTGTGACGGTGGGATTCCTGTGGGACGCGATCAAGGCGTGGGTTCGTCGTGATGTCTGCTGATCCTGTTCGCGGCGCGATCCAAGCCAGCCTGGACGCGATGGGAGACGGTTGGCAGGTGGCCCACTATGTGGTGGTCGTCGGGTTGGAACGCATCGACGAGCGACCGCATGGACTTGGGTGCTACGACTGTGATCACACCTATAGGTCAGGCGGGGTATGTCACCGATGGTTTGGTGAACCGTTATTGGGATGAGTCGTCTGATGAGTGATCCGCAGTTGGAGTTGTGGCGGTCGGTGTGGCTGGCGGTCGTGGCGGGGATGATCGTCGCGCTGCTGGTTTACGTCCTGGCTTAATCTTCGGATTGTGAAGGCAGCCGCACCCCTTGCACTCTCCAGTGGTTTATCAGGGCTCCACGCTCGGGAAACGCCAGATGCGATGACGTCCGATCTCGGACAGAGTTGTGTATTCGTTGACTCTGATGAGTAGGTCTTCGTCGGATTCCTGGCGCTCCCTGTACGCCCAACCCCCGCGTTTGCTGACGCCGGGTATAGGCGGGATGTTCGGATCGAACTCGACAACCCAATTGTTCTCACGAAGCATCCGGTAAAACGACCGGAGACGCTTCAGCTTGTAATCTTTCATGCCTTTGCCGCGTGTGGCGATGTATTCGCCATGATCCCTCAGTCGTTTATGCGGCGCGCACTGAGAAAGAGGCTCAGGCACCTTGAACGGGTATTCGCGGCGGATAACCTGCCGGTCGGTCAATTTACCTCCGTACGTGTGAACGTGCCATGAAACAGCCTGTGGTGTCACACCGTACATCCGGGCGATATCCGCCTCAGTCTCCCCCGCAGCTTTCAGAGCCTCAATCACTTCTAGCGAGAGTCGGGGGAGCTGTTCGCGTCGGAACTCGGCGGGGGTGGTGTGGATGGTGCGCATCAGCGTCTCCTCAATCAGTCGTTATATGTCAATGGGTCCTTCCTTCAGCCGATGTGGTTCTTGCCGTGGTTCTCCCCGCCGCACGCGCAGTCGCAGGACCCGCCGACCGCGCCCATGCAGACGCTGTTGCAGGTCTTCTCCGGGTTGGTCCTGGCCTGCAGCTGGGTCCAGGTGAGGTGCTTGTTGTGCTCGGTGCAGAACAGACCCGCGGCGATCAGCTGGGGGCCGTTGAAGCCGCCGTAGAAGATCGGCACCGCGCTGGTGCCCTCGCCGACATACGGCTTGCCGTCGATGACCCTGCGGGTCGCGCAGCCCTTGACGGCGCACCGGCCGAAGTGGCGGTCGATCTTGGTGTAGCGGGTGTTCAGCATCATGTTCATGCGACTGACTTTACTCGTAACCGGATTACGAGTCAAGCCCGAGTTCTGCACAGCGGAGGGACGCTGCATATACAGGGGTGCTGTGCACAGGGGTGTGGGTGTGGGGTAGCAGCAGGGGGCTAGGGCACAGGGGTTAGGTGGGGTGCAGACAGCCCACATGTCCGTGCTGTCACTGACAACACGGCTCCAGGTTTTCCCAGGTCGCTACAGGTCTAAAAAGGTCGGAACAGAACCACACGGGTGTTTTTTCGCAGGTAAACGTCCATTTCCCCACGATACGAAGGGGTTCGAATCCCCTTAGCTCCACCCAAAACCGCAGGTCAGCGAATCGCCCAGAATCTGACAGCACCGATGACATCACAACGGATAGAATCCGGGTATGGCATCAGTGCGTGAACGGGTCCGCAAAGACGGAACCACCGCCTACCTGGTCTCCTACCGGTTCGGCGGCAGAGGAAGCGCACAAGGCGCACTCACCTTCGACAATCGCAAAGCAGCAGACGCCTTCGCCGCCGCCGTCGACGCCCACGGTGCTGCACGCGCCCTGGAGATGCACGGCATCAACCCCGCACCGCGAGGAACCAAGTCCGAGCTGACCGTCGCCGAATGGATCCGGCACCACATCGACCACCTCACCGGCGTCGAGCAGTACACGATCGACAAGTACGAGCAGTACCTCGCCAACGACATCGAACCCAACCTCGGCGACATCCCCTTGTCGAAGCTCTCCGAAGAGGACATCGCCCGCTGGGTGAAGGTCATGGAAACCACCGGCGGCCGCGACGGCAACGGGCACGCCCCGAAAACCCTCCGCAACAAATACGGGTTCCTATCGGGGGCACTGAACGCCGCCGTCCCCCGATACTTGTCCACCAACCCTGCGTCGGGCCGACGCCTGCCCCGCGGGGACGCTGAGGACGACGACGAGATCCGCATGCTCACCCACGCCGAGTTCGACCGGCTCCGCGACGCGGTGACACCTCACTGGAAGATGATGGTTCAGTTCATGGTGTCGACCGGTTTGCGGTGGGGTGAGGTGTCGGCCCTGCAGCCTAAGCATGTGGATTTGGAGACGTCCACGATCAGGGTGCGGCAGGCGTGGAAGTACTCGTCTGCCGGGTATGTGTTGGGGCCGCCGAAGACGAAACGGTCCCGCCGCACGGTGGATGTGCCGGCCAGGCTGTTGGAGCGGCTGGACTTGTCGAACGAGTTTGTTTTCGTCAATACCGATGGTGGACCGGTCAGGTATCCGGGGTTTCTGCGTAGGGTGTGGAATCCGGCTGTGGAGAAGGCTGGTCTGGTTCCGCGGCCTACTCCGCACGATTTGCGGCACACGTATGCGTCGTGGCAGCTAACGGGCGGGACACCGGTGACGATTGTGTCTCGCCAGCTGGGTCATGAGTCGATTCAGATCACGGTGGACACGTACACGGATGTGGATCGGACGAGTTCGCGGGTGGCGGCGGAGTTTATGGACGGATTGTTGGGGGACTTTTAAGACCCAGATGCGCCCTACCAGGATCTAGATCCTGGTAGGGCGCCTTTTTGTGTTTGCGGACCTCACTCGGTCATAGTCCAGGCTCCGCAGCCGCTTGTGCGGAACATGATGCGGTGGTCGCCGTTGATGGTGCCGGTCCACGACGACACCCCGTCGGGTTGGATGTTCGCGCGGACGGTGCCGGATGATGCTTCACCTTCGCGGAGTGTTTCGCCGCCGCGATACTCGGAGACGCTGACGATGGCCCAGGTGCAGCCGGGGGAGTCGGGTGGGATGGTGGCGGTGTAGGTGCCCCAGTCGTATCCGTCGGCGCCGCCCATGTTGTGGTAGCCGTCGCCGGGGATGGTCCGATACGGGTTCACGCGCGCTGTGGTGGTGGTTGGCGTTGTGGCGGCTTGCGTTGTGGCGTCGTCGTCCTTGTCGCCACGGGCGGAGACGATGGCGACAAGGGCGAGGACGCCGAGCGCGGCGGCCATCACTTTGCCCAGCGAGACTGCGTTGGTGTTGTTGTTCATGTGGTGTGTGCGCTTTCTGGTGAGGGCTGGCAAACGTGACGCACTGTCGGTTATCTAATCGTGATATTCCCATGTTTGGGCTTCCTGTGTCAGCTCTGGCAATTTTCGGTTAGCGTCTACGCATCCGGTCGCGAGGGGTGGCCGGTGTTGTTCATTTCGGTAGGTGCGGCCCATGTTTGATGACGATCTCGACACTCTGCTGGCGCGGATTTTGAGCGTGATGGATGAGTGCCCGCCAACAATGTGGTCGCTGGACCGGGCGCGTCTAGTCCTTGCGGCGTTGACGCGCCCGGACGCTCCTGGCGACGTGGGCGTGGATCGCAGGGCCTGTTTCGCTGGCCCTAGGCTGGCGCGGTTGCGGCGACTCGCCGGGCCTGGCGCCTAGGGCTTCCTCCTGGTCTTGATGCGTTTCGCGCGGTGTTCGCGTCGTCTGCGCAGTTTCCATGACATTTCGTACCTCCTGTAATCGTCGCCGGACTTCGGCGAGAAGTTCGTCATCTGAGTAGCGGCCTATCGCTGGCTCAGGTGGCGGCGGCGGAATATCTGACTGCTGAAATCCGGCTATCGCCAGGGCTTCGGTCACATCCCATTCGACGGCTCGGGCAGCGGCGGCCACGGTGGCTGCGGTTGTTCCGATTGGGATCAGTGTGCCTTTGTTGATCTGCCATCCCGTCTCCAACTGCTTCCACCGTCCTGCGCTGACGGCTGGTTTGTCGCCGCCTGGTGGCGTTGTGCGCCGCGATGCTTCGCGCTGAGATAGCCCAGCGCGTTCTCTGTGCCGCTTGAGTTCCGGCCCGAATGGCCAGTCCTCGCGGTGTTCCTTGTTCTCGTTCACGCCTACATGTTCGCGTGCAAACAGGTGCAAAGTCCACTGCTTGCACCGCGCCGATTCTTTGCAGTTACGCGCATGTAATTTTCGAACATCGCAGGTCAATGCGTTGTTGGCGCGAACTCATCGCGAACTGTTGCAGTTTGCACTTGTTCGCAGTACAGTTGGCAGCATGGTCAAACAGTCCTACGGGGTGTGGCAGGAACTCCGGATCATCCGTGAGCGCACAGGTTGGTCATCCGCCGAACTGTCCCGCGAAAGCGGAGTTTCCGCCCCTTACCTCTCCCAGCTTGAGAACGGTGACCGATGGCCGAACGCCACCGTTACCAAGAAGCTCGCCGTCGCGCTCAAGGTTCCCGTCTCCGTATTAGAGCGGCCAGCCGAGCAGAAAAACCCCGCCGCATAAAAAAGCCCTCACCTGTGTGCAGCAGGTGAGGGCAAGAGACACCTGAGAGGAAAGGCTCAAATGTCTGAACTACAGCTTACCGGTGACCAGTCACCATTCGACGCCGGACGCATCCCGTGCCCGCAGGGCGGCGAGGACCGCTGGTCCGCCCGCTGGCTCATGGAACAGATGACGTACCCGCGGTGGCAGGACTTCGAGCCGGTCATCGAGCGTGCCAAGACCACCGCGGCGGCGGAGGGCTTCAACGTCAAGACCCTTTTCAGGGTTGATCCTGAAAAGACTGGTGGGCGGCCGCGAATCGACTATTCGGTCACCCGGTACGCCGCCTACCTGATCGCCATGAACGGCGACCCGCGCAAGCCCGCTGTGGCCGCCGCACAGCACTACTTCGCCGTCAAGACCCGCGAGGCCGAGACTCGGCCGGCCATTCCGGACATCACCACGCCAGAGGGGTTGTTGGCGATGACGGAGATGTTCGCCGACACCGCGCGCAAGCTCGTGGCCGTCGAGTCCGAGAAGAAGATGTTGGCTGCGGCGATCGAACGGGACGCCCCGCTGGTTGCGAAGGCCGAGGCGCACACCGGTTCCGATTCGGATGTTCACCGTCAGGAGTTCGCCCGCGAGGTCCAGGCGTGGGGGACCAAGCAGGGCATCGAGATCAAGCAGGCCGATGTGTTGCGGTTCCTTGGGCACATCGGGTTGTTCATTCGGGGCGAGCGCAGCGACACCGGGCACGCGACCGCCGAGGCCATCAAGCGCGGTTTGGCGTTCACCCATAAGGATGTGGCCCGCAACGGCTATGCGTATGCGGTGGGGAAGCTGACCCCTTCTGGTCAGGACTACGCGTGGAAGCACATCACCAAGTACGTGGGTGATCACGGCTCCCTGGAGTTGCCGCGCGAACTGCGAGGCGGTGACCCGGCATGAAGTTCTCCGGTGAATACCTGTACCGGGTCCGCGTGATCCGTTACCCCGAGGGTGCGTTCGAGTGCATCGATGAGGAAGCTGACTACTGGGTCCCCACTCCCGGCTGGCAGCCGCCAGGCTGGCGTCCGCGCGGCAACTACACACAGATCCTCGGCACCGACGAGTTCGTGTGGCCGGTAACCAACAAGGTGTATGGGTCGCACTCGACAGCGAAGAAGCGTGCTGACTTGCTTGAGTCCTATGGGGCTACTGCGGTGGTTGAGCGTTCCAGCCGGATTGTGTGGCCCGAATCATGAGCTTCTCTTTCTACTCAAAACCTCAGCGTCTGATCAAAAAGTCACACGGCGGTGTGACCATCGGTCTAGGGAACTACGACGGAACCGACCTGGCCTACCTCAATGTTGGTGACGGTTACCGCAATGACGGCGATGTCCTTCTCACCGCCGATGAACTCACGGACCTGATAGATCAGCTCACCATCATCCGAAACGCGATGAGGCTGACATGACTTTCCACGTGAGGCCGCGGCCGAAGGTGCAGCACTGGCCGAAACCGAAGAAACCACTGTTTGTGTCGAAACCGAAAGGGGGAGCGAGATGATCGAGGCGTACCCCGTGGAGCAGGTGGCAGACAAGTACCTGCCTCACATGAAGGACCGGGTTCGGTGGATGAAGCGCCGACTCAAGAAGGGCGAGATTCCGGGGAAGCAGCTGTCGCGGAGTGTGTGGGTGATGACGGACGCCCATATTGAGCAGTGGCTTTCGGGTGGCCCGTCTGTAGCCCATCAGGAGCCGGTTGAACCGGTGTCGTTGGCTGATGGGTTGTCGGCCCGGTCGCGGCGGAGGCTGGCTTCGTGAGTACGTCTGCTCCTAAGCATCGGAGTGTGTGCCAACTGTCGGGTGAAGTTCGCCCGTCTGGGTTGTGGAAAGCGTTGGCGGAGTGGGATGCGAGGCAGATGCGTGAGGCTGCGGAGTTGGAGGCGTTGCGTGAAGAGAACGCCCGTCTGCGGTGCCGGCTACAAGAACTAGGGGAAACAGCGTGAATCTTGTTGAGCGTTTGAATGCCAGGTTTAACAACGTGATTCATGACGGGCTCGCCTTGGTGGGTGCTGTGGTGGATCCGTGGCTGGCCAAGCTTGAGCGTCAGGCCATGAGCAATGCGTTGGGTCGGGATATCGGCCTGGATTACGGGGATGTTCTTGTGGCTGTGGAGGCTGAGGAAGAAGTCCACGAACCGTCTGTCGGACATCGGGTTTCGGCAGACTCGTTATCCACTGCGGTGGGTGACATTGGTCCCGGCGCGGGCATGGTTCCCCCGCCTCCCCCCGCGCCGGGACCTTCCAAATGCACCTGCCCCACCGCGGAATGTGAACTCCTCGCCGAAGAGATCTGCGATGAGGCTGAGGAAGCCGAACTGCTCGACGAGTTCATGGAGTTGGGGGAGTTCCTGGACACGGCGACCACAGAAGAACTAGCCGCGATCCGACAGCACACCGAAGTGTCACGCGCAGACCTCACCGCGCACATCCGGGCGATCTTCCTGGATGGCGAAGAGGGCGAGATCGGACCGCTTGTCCTGGACCTTGTCGATGGCATCGCTACCCAGGTCACGGATTCCCTGGTCTCAGCGTTCCGCATCACCCCGAGATAGACAGGCGGGCCGCCACCCCCACGCCAGGAGGCGACGGCCCTAACACCGGAAACACACAACCAATGAAAGGCACTTCCGATGCTAGATCGAGATTCTAAACCCGCATGGTGGGACCACCACCAAACAAACTGGGCCGACCTGCCCGTCACCCGCAACGCCCCCATGGCTGACCTGGACCTATTGAAGGAACTGGAGGACCTGGCGGAGCTGGTGTTGATCCACGCCGAGAGTGTGTCGTGGTTCCGCCCGTTCCTGCCGCCGGTGCATTGGGAGAACGAGCCCACGGTGTGGGAGCAGATGAACGGCGACGCCGTCGTGGCGTTGTTGCGCGACTACCTCACGACAGGAGAAGCAGCATGAGGCGCAACGAGAAGTCCTGGCGCTACTGGTGGACGATGCCCCTGCTGATCGCTGCGGGCATCATCGGCCCCGGACTCGCCGCACCCGCAGCGAAAGCAGATATCACGTCCGACGCGTTCGTGATGGCACTCGACTCCGAAGGCATCACCTACAGCTCCAAACCGGCCGTCATCAACGCCGGAAAAGCCGTATGCGACGTCCTCGACACCGGCTACACCATGTACGAAGCCTCAGTCTTCGTGTACAACAACTCCAACCTGAACCTTTACGACGCAGGGTATTTCGTGGGTGCCGCAACCGCATCGTTCTGCCCTGAACATTTGAGCGGCACGGGGTGGGTGTGATGGCGAACTCCCCGTTCATCCGGTTGGCTGAAGTTCACACCGACGACTGGCGTTCCCGCGCGATCTGCACCCACAAGGACGGCGACATTTGGTTCCTCAACGAATCCGGCCACTACGTCAACGACGCCGCCCGCCGCGTCTGCTGGACCTGCCCTGTCCAAGCGCCATGCCTCAAATTCGCGTTGCAACACAACGAGGCCGGCGTGTGGGGCGGCTTCTCAGAGAAGGAACGTGCCCGCATCAAGCGTGGCGAGCTGGCACCGGTGAAACCGGCACGGTTCACCGAGAAGGAATGCTTGCAGTGCGGTGAGGTGTTCGAGCCGGTCACCCGCAGGGCAAGGTTTTGCTCGCAGAAATGCAAGAAGCGCGCCGCGAATGCGTTGCGGTCACAACCGTCCCTGAAGATCTGCACGCAGTGCGGCGGCGAGTTTATGGGGACGTATGCGAAGACCTGCTCGAATGAGTGCCGACGGGCGCAGAGGTGGGGCGCGTGAGCATCGACTGGTTCGCCGTGGAATGCGCCGTGAACGGAACTCCCATGCGGCTTAATACCGAAGAGCGCCGAATGCTGGTGCGGCGGCGCCCGAAACTCCCCGAAGTGGAGTTGGCGCGCAGGGCGCACTGCACGGTCCGCACCATCGAACGGGACAGGGCTGAACTGCCTGCAGCAAAGTTGCAATCCTGCCCGGTGTGCGGGGAGGACGCGTGGGTCACGACCGATGGCAACATGGAAGCCCACCCAGACAGGCTGTTTCAGGAATGCCCACTGTCGGAGACGGATTGGGAATCCCGTATCGCTGCAACAGTCATCTGGTTGTCTCGGCGTATCCGTAGCGGTGACTCCCTGCCCGTGTGGGCCTATCTGACAAGCCTCCCGGAAACCGAACGCACTCAACTGTTGATGGCTGCCCTTGCCGGTGTGCCAGATGTTGAGGACCCGTTCGCGTGGATCACAGAACTGGAGTCCGTTGCATGACCGACCTGTCTCATCTCCTGGTCATCATCAACGAGGACCGGCACTCGTGGCGAGACAAAGCCCTGTGCGCCCAAGTCGATGTGGGGGACATGTTTTTCCCCGGTAAGGGGGAGAGCGCGAAGCCGGCGAAGAGAATTTGCGCCCGGTGTGAGGTGCGGGCCGAATGCTTGGAGTTCGCGTTGGCGAATCGCGAGAACTATGGGGTGTTCGGTGGGTTGTCGGAGCGGGAACGGCGTCCTCTGCTCAAAGCGAATGGTGAGGATCAGGTGGCATGAGCAACGGGAACAGGCTCACCCCGGAGCAGGTGCAGACGATTCTGTTGATGACTCGTGAGGGGTGTTCCGCCAAGCATATTGGGGAAGTGGTGGGTTGTTCGGCTCGGACGGTGGTTCGGGTTCGGGCGGCTGGTGACGCGCGTCTGGCGTCGCCGGATCAGTTTGTTCCGTTGAGCCAGGAGCAGAAAGATTTCGCCCAATATTTGCTTGATGACGGCGCACCCTATAACGAGGTTGCCCGCACGTTGGGTGTGAGCCGGACAACGGTCGAAAAGTATTTCCCTGGTTACGGGTGGTCGAAGAAGCAGGCTGCCGAGTTCAGAGCTCTGGTCAAGAAGTTCCGCTGGTTGGAGGCTTCGTGATGTGCGTGTGTGGCCATAACCGGTCCCGTCACCGCTACCAGTGGGACAAGTTCCGGGGACGGTGGGACACGGGTTGTGACGCCACCAACTACCACGGCCCCGCCGGGCATGAACGCTGCCGCTGCTCCAAATACCAAGACAAGGAAGACGAATGATCACTGATACGAGGGTCATCACTGCGAGGGATGACGCGAAAGCCGGTGCAGCCGCGCTTGATGACGCGAGGTGTGTCCTGCATGAGCTGTTGAACGAGGGGCCGCCACTGCCGTTCCTGGATCGTGAAGCGCTGGAACTCAATTTGGAGGTTGTGTCCAAGGCGTTGTCTCGGGTTGATGCGGTGATCGGGTCGTTGGACCGGATTGCGGACAGGTGGACAGCATGAGCAACCGAGCCGAAACCGTGCTCACCGACGCGGTGAACGCCTTCTTCAAGCCCACCATCACCGATGAAGGCACAGAGCTGATCGTGCGCTCGATCCTGCAGGCGCTGGAAACCAACAGGATCGCGCTGGTCGAACTCCCTGGCGCGGAAGTTTGGGATGGACCAGGTAAGGAACGCTACTGGCGGATCGGTGACACTACAGTCACCGTAGACAAGTGGAACGTGCTGTCAGTCACGCTCAACGACGACTGGAGCGACGACGAAACACCACCCTCTGCCGCTGACTTTCGTGACCTGGCTGCTGCTCTTCTCGCTGCTGCTGCGGAGGTGACCGAATGAGCGACGTGGACGTTGACAGGCTCGCGAAGCTTCGCGAACCATTCCCCGCCAACCAGATCGGAAAGCTGCCGAAGGGCGGCATCACCCTCGACTTTGTTGGCCATGGTTACCTCACCGCCCGCTTCCTCGACGTGGACCCGCTGTGGACATGGGAACCGTTCGCAGTCGGGGACAACGGCCTACCCCTCTTGGACGAACAAGGCGGCCTGTGGATCCGCCTCACGATCTGCGGTGTCACCCGCATCGGATACGGCGACGCCGGCGGCAAGAAAGGCCCCAACGCCGTCAAAGAAGCGATCGGTGACGCGCTCAGGAACGCGGGCATGAGGTTCGGTGCTGCTCTCGACTTGTGGTGCAAGGGAGACCCAGACGCCCCCGCACCGCCCGATCCTGCGGTGGCTGAACGGAATGCTCTGCTCCACGAGCTGGGGGATGCGTGCGCTGCTCTGACGCTTGATGAGAAGACGGTTGCTGCCCAGTTCTACGGCAAGTACAAGGTGACCGCGAGGAACGCGAAACCCCAGCAGTTGCGGGAGTTCATCGACGACCTCATGGAGAACGGCGCCCCCGCATGAGCCGCCGGTTCACGGGGTTTCCCCCGGAAGTCAAGGAACTGATCTGGACCCGTGCTCACGGTCGTTGTGAACGCTGCGGAGAGTACGCCTCAGACGCTACTGCACACCATCGCAGGCCCCGTGGTCTCGGCGGCTCTCGACGCGTAGACACCAACGTGGCGTCCAACGGGCTGTGGGCATGCGGTGCTTGTCACCGCTGGGCCGAGTCCTATCGGGCGCAAGCGTTCGCCGACGGGTGGCTTGTTCGTCAAACCCAATCCCCCATTCAGATTCCCGTCCTGTACCGCGGCCAATGGGTGCTGCTCGACGACGACGGAAACACCTACCGGATACCTAACCCTGTGGAGGCTGCGAAGTGACCGGCCACGTGTCATATACCGAGTTTGTGGCCGCCAAGGCTCGGTTCGACAACACCTATGGGCATCAAGTCGGCCCCGATGACGTTCACCCGATGCTGCTGCCACACCAGCGTGACCTGGTGCGCTGGGCGGTCGCCGGGGGGCGGCGGGCGATCTTCGCGGCGTTCGGATTGGGCAAGACCGTGATGCAGCTGGAGATCGTGCGATTGTCGCTAGCCAAGCATGGCGGTGGTAAAGGTCTGATCGTGATGCCGCTGGGGGTGCGGATCGAGTTCGCCCACGACGCCCAAATGCTAGGCATCGAAACCCGGTTCGTTCGCCGTACAGACGAAGTCGGTGGTGACGGAATCTATCTCACCAACTATGAGAGTGTCCGCGACGGAAAGTTGGACCCGACACTGTTCACGGCCGTCTCACTCGATGAGGCCAGCGTGTTGCGGTCTTTCGGGTCCAAGACCTACCAGTCGTTCCTAGAGCTGTTCGACGCGGTTCCCTACCGGTACGTCGCGACGGCCACGCCGTCACCGAACCGGTACAAGGAGCTGATTCACTACGCGGGTTATCTCGGGGTGATGGACACCGGCGCGGCTCTCACTAGGTGGTTCCAGCGGGACAGTACCAAGGCGAATAACCTAACCCTCTACCCACATAAAGAGCGCGAATTCTGGCTTTGGCTCAATACCTGGGCCGCGTTCGTGCAATCCCCAGCTGACCTGGGTTATGACGCCACCGGCTATGACCTGCCGCCGTTGGATGTGCAGTGGCATGAGGTCGACCCACCGGCCGATGAGTTCGACTTCGAACGCGACGGCCAGGGCCAGCTCGTACGAGGCGTCAACCTGGGACTACCGCAGGCCGCCGCGGAGAAGCGTCGCTCGCTGGATGCCAGGCTGGCCAGGCTGACCGAGATCGTCACCGACCACGCCACACACGGTGAAGGGCAGATCGTGATCTGGTGCGACCTCAACGACGAGCAGCGCGCCATCGAGAAGGCCCTCGAAGATGCTGGGTTGAGCTTTTCATCGGTGTACGGGTCACTCGACCCAGACGAGGTGGAGCGCCGCCTGGCCGACTGGAAGAACCGCGACACCTACGCGCTGATCGGCAAACCAGTGATGCTCGGGCAAGGCATGAACCTGCAGCAGGCCCACACCTGTGTGTACATCGGCATCACGCACAAGTTCAACGATCTAATCCAGAGCTTGCACCGGATTCAGCGGTTCGGCCAAACCCATCCCTGCAAAGCCCATTTGATCCACTCCGAAACCGAGCGGGAAGTGGTGCGGGTCATCCGCGAGAAATGGGCACAACACCGAGAGTTGACATCAACGATGACCGACATCATTCATGAGTACGGACTTGACCCCGAAGCGATCTCCGAGGCGCTGCAACGCTCCATCGGATGTGAGCGCATCGAAGCATCCGGTGAGGGATGGGTGTTCGTCAACAACGACTGCGTTCACGAAACCGAGAGAATGGCAGACGATTCGGTGGATCTGATTGTCACCAGCATTCCGTTCTCCAACCACTACGAGTACACGCCGAGCTACAACGACTTCGGCCACACCGACGACAACGCGCATTTTTGGGCGCAGATGGACTACCTCACACCGCAGCTGCTGCGCATCCTCGCGCCGGGCCGTATCTACGCCTGCCACGTCAAGGACCGCATCTTGTTCGGAAACGTCACCGGCGCCGGCGTGCCCACAGTGTCCCCGTTCCACGCCGAGGCGATCTTCCACGGCCGCAAACACGGCTTCGACTACCTCGGCATGATCACCGTGGTCACCGATGTGGTGCGGGAAAACAACCAGACGTACCGGCTGGGCTGGTCGGAGCAGTGCAAAGACGCCACCAAGATGGGTGTCGGCTCCCCGGAATACGTTCTGCTGTTCCACAAACCGCAAACAGACAGGTCGAAGGGATACGCCGACACACCCGTCACCAAATCCAAGGACGAATACACCCGTGCCCGTTGGCAGGTGGACGCGCACGCGTTCTGGCGATCGAGCGGAAACAGGACACTGACAGCCGACGAGCTCGCCGCGCTGCCACCAGACCAGTTGGCCTCACTGTTCACCAAGCACAGCCTGAAGGACGTCTACGACTACCAGTCACACGTCCGCATCGGTGAGCAACTCGAAGGTCGCGGTGCCCTGCCTGCTACGTTCATGGCCATCGCCCCGGGATCGTGGTCACCTCACGTGTGGCACGACGTGAACCGGATGATCACCTTGAACGGGGAGCAGAAACGCCGCAACGTCCAAATGCATGTGTGCCCCCTGCAGTTCGACATCGTTGACCGGCTGATCACTCGCTTCTCGAATCCTGGCGAGTTGGTGTTCGACCCGTTCGGCGGGCTGGGCACCGTGCCGTTGCGGGCTCTGAAACTCGGTCGGCGCGGCCGTGGTGTCGAGCTGAATCCCGGCTACTACTTCGATGCTGTCAAGTATCTGCAAGCCGAAGAGCGGCAGCGCGACATGCCCAGCCTGTTCGACCTTGAGGACGCGTCATGACCGTCGAGTCGATGTTGTGGTTCCGTGCCCGTCGCCGTTCGCACCGTTCCGCGTGGGGGCATCCACGACCACCCGCACCGCCGAAACCACAACCCACACAGGAGAACCGATGAGCAACCTCACACCCGAACAACTCGAAGCGATCGCCTACATCGTCCTCGCATTCACCGGACCACCGTCGCTGGCGTACTTCCTCGTGAAGGGGCTGTTCCGGTGATGTACACGGTTTCGGGGACGTGGCCCCACTACATCGTCACCGGTGGAACCGAACCACCGAAATGCTTCAACTCCACCGTCACCGTCGTCAAATACCTGGAACAGATTCTCCAGCAAGGCGACACCATCAACTGGCAGGTCCCATGAAAATCGGCTCGTTGTTCTCTGGTGCTGAAGGGGTGAATCTGATGGACGCCGAAGCACTCTCCACCTGGCGCAAACGCCGCCGCTACCACCGATCCGCCTGGGGACGGCCGAGCATGCCGATCCCAGCCCACCTCGCCAAAACCACACAGGAGGAACGATGAGTTGCGGTGGCTCCTGTCCATAGAGGTGGCAGCGTGATCACTGTTGTTTGCGGGGAATGCGCCCGCACCCAAGGCCGGACGGTGACCGCCGAATTCACCACCACCGACGAAGCCCAAAGATTCATTCGCCGACACCACGCCCTCGCCGACCACCGAGCACACGTTGAGGAATCTCATGACGTGCCTGTTGTGTGATCATCCCCGCTCCACCCACACACCCCAATGCCGAACCCGGCTGGGCGTGGATGCGGATGACATGACCCGATACACGCAGTGCCTATGCCCAGGATTCGAGGCCGGTCTGTGTGAGGTGTGCGGCGGAAACGGATGCGCAGACTGCGAGGAGGTTTGATGCGGAAAAACGTGTTTTACCAGCGTGTTTCGGGTAGTATCGAACGTGAGTACGAAGACGGCCCGGGCGGTGCTGGTAACACCGTGACCCCGGGCCTAACCACTGGATTGGAGTGGCTGTGACTGATGATAGTCCACGCATCCCATACGACTGGGCAAGGGTGGAATGTCCTACCTGCGGATCTGCCCCGGACACCCGCTGCCGCGCCAAGTCGGGACGAACAACCGACGTTCACATGAAGCGCGTAGATCTGGCATTCGAGCGTTACGCCGAGATTCGAAGGTGGCGCATCCACAACGCCGTCATAAAAAAGTTGTTCGGCGGTGATGCGTCGTGAGGATCAGGTCCATCAAGCCTGAGTTCTGGCGGTCCGATGACATCACCAAACTGCCTATCTCGACCCGGCTCACGTTCATCGGCTTGTGGTCGTATGTAGATGACAACGGTGTTGGCGCAGACAAACTCGTCTCCATCGTTGCCGATCTGTACGCCGATGAATTCGCCCGCGAGCCTCTAGAGACCCTCAAGAGAGTCACTGAAGATCTGGAGAGACTAGCCAGCGGTGGACAGGTGACCCGCTATAAAGCCGTCCACAACGGAAGTCTCAAGGATCTGCTGTACATCACCAAGTGGAAACAGCATCAGCGGGTGAATCACCCCAGTCTTGGCCACAAATATCCACTCCCACCAGCGGATATGGTCAACACGTCAGTGTCCCTCTTGAGTTCCTCTGGAGACCCTCAAGAGAGTCTCACCCACGAACAGGGGAACAGGGGAACAGGGGAAGGGGAGCAGGGGAGCAGGGGAGCAGGGGACGAGGAAGTCCCGCTTCCGCCCGAGCCACCGCCCGGACCGTACGACTCACCCCCCGTCGTCGTCGACACGGAACCGGTCTCAATCGAACTCGTCAACAAGCCCTCGAAGCCGCAACCATCCTCCGCTTCTAAGACCGTTGTCCGGCAAGAGCTTGGAAGCAACACCTATCCAAGAGCCACTGTTGATCGGCTGGCAGTCCAGGTTGAGAAGCTCACCCGCGAGGGCCAGCCGGACGCCCTTATCCGGGAAGCGTTGCGTGAATGGGAACGAAGGCCTAACTGCAACCTCCCTGAGTACCTGCCAACAGTCCTCGGGGATGTCATCAAGTCGTCTCGATCAAGCAACCTCACCGCCGGCGAAGCGAAGGTCCTCGGATGGGCTGGCCTCGGAAACCCTGACCAGAGAAAGGCAATCGGACAATGAGCGACTCTTATCAGATCGCGGCCAATGCTCTTGCGAAGTGCGCTGCTTACGATCCGTGGTTTCCGCAGCCGAACCGCGCCACCGTTGAGGCGTGGGCTGAGCAGATCGAACTGTGGAAGTTCAACCAGGCTGACGTGTTGGCTGGGGTGACGAAGATGTATTCCGATCATGGGAGCGGGTTTCGTCCGTTGCCGAAGGATCTTGTTGATGCTGCACGTGCGATTCGTCGGGATCGGTGCGAACGGGAGACTCCGGCGGAACGTGAGGCTCGTGAGGATGCTCGTGACGCGGAGTTGGAGCGTCGGTTGGCTGCGGCGGTTGGCCGGGTCGCTGAGATGAAGTCGATCGATCGTGCCTGACCGGTACGGGGAGACGACGCCGGAACCGCGGGTGTTTGTGCGGCCGAAGGTGAATGCGTTGACGGTTCGGTGTTCGTGGTGCAAGGCGGGTGTGGGTGCTCGTTGTGTGGTTGCGGGGACGAACTTGGTGTTGCAGCGGTCGTCGTTTCATGAGGCTCGTGTCCGGGCCGCGGAGTTGGCGGCTACGGGCGCTCTGACGCGTGGGCGGATGTCGTGAGCGCCGATGACACGCGGGATGCCCTGAAAGTCGCTCCACGTGGCGCACAGCCCCCGCAATCAACACCAGGAGACGAACGCAATGGGTAAACATCACGCCAAACCAGACATCCGCGGGATTCTGGAGCAGTTCGAGAAGCAACACGACAATCTTCTCGATCAGCTCAGCGCCATCGAGCGCTATGACCCGATCACGGTCTACGCGGTCCTTTCAAAGCTTGCGTGTCCACTTCCGTGCGTCGGATACGTCAATGACACGGGTTGGCATCTGGACTGCCAGCGTCGAGCGCGTGAGGCCATGGTGCTGCTGGGTTTCTCGCTGCCTCCAGAGTCGTTGTGGGAGCGGCCTCTGGGAGATGAAGACCGATGACGATGTTTGTGTCGTATGCGGATGATCCTCGTGTCCAGGCCGCCCAGGCTGCGCGGTCGTGTGACATCTGCAAAGCACCCAAAGGCAAACCCTGCAGCAACACGATTTTGCCGGGGAAGCCGCTGCCCGGTCGGGTCATCCACTTCGGGCGGCTCACAGACAGAAACCGAGAACCGAAAGGCGACGAATGAACAACCAAGAGAAGCTTGCCCGTATCCGCGAGTTCTGCAACAGCGTTCCGGAACGCGATCCAGGCTACGAGGTGGCCCGGTGGCTGTTCGTCATCCGGGCTACAGGGGGGGAAGCATGGGCGACCCGGTAACCCGTGCGAAAGACGCTCTGGAAAGTGTCGGAGATGGTCCGTGGACCATCGACTCCGAAGATGGCGAACCGATTATTCACGAAGCCCACCACTATGACTCCGCGGACGAGTGGTACGACGTGGACGGGCCAAATGGCGGGTGGGTGGCGCACTGCGAAGACCTCCCAGTGGCCGAGTTCATTGCCGCCGCGCGCACTCTCATCCCTGAACTGGTGGCCGAGGTTGAGCGTTTGCGCGCGCGGGAAACGCTAATACGGGAACTGGCGAATCGGCATGTCGGCGCACCGTGCGGCTGCAACGCCATCGCCCACCAGATCCTCGCCGCGCTGGATACCGGGGAGGAAGCATGAGCGGGGACGCGCAGAAGATCATGATCGCGGTTCAGCGCCGACACCGGCGGACGTTAAACCTGGAAACTGGACACTCCCGCTGCCAGGGTACGCGGGTGGGTGAATGTGATTTCCGCGACGGTTCGCTCGACGATTTCGAGGCCCACGTCGCCGCCGAGATCGACAGAGCCCTCGGAGGACTCAGGCGGGAAATCCGCGTAATCGAGAGCATCTTCGAGCTGGGCGTGCCAGAGCCTGCAACCCGATTCGTTACCCACTGGATGGAGATACCTGATGAGTGATGTTGTTGAGCGCGCCAAGGCTGCGCTGGTCGACTACGAAGTGGCGAAGGGGTCTCGGGTCGCGGTCGCACCGGGCCGGTCCTACCGGCTGCTCGCCGAATTGGTAGCCGAGGTTGAGCGTCTGCGCAAATTGGTTGGGGAGGAAGCGTGAGCGGGGGGGAAGCCCAAAACCTCATGATCGAGGTGATCGATGCGCACGCCTACAACGGCGCAGACGTGGGGTTCGACATGTTGCGTGTCGAGTACTGCATCTGCGGGTGGTCGGCGGCAGGCGACGGCGTGCACACCGCGCATGTGGCTTCTGAGGTTGATAAAGCCCTCGGAGGACTCACCCGCGAAACCCTGCCCGCAAGGGAGGGTTGGATTCTCCCGCCCGGATGGATTGGGGACCGTGCTGCGGCCCGTTGGGTGTCGGGATGGAGCGAGGCATGAGCGACGCAGATACCGCACGCCGCAACGGCTGGACAGTCGGAACCCGACTCGCCGGCGACGAAGGACGTGGCGAAACGATCATCGAAATCACCGCGATCGGTGAGCAACACGTGCTGGCGAAAACCATCTCCCATGCGGGCCGACCTGTGCCGTACCGGGAGTCACTGTGGACCTTCGCGTTCCGGGATTGGCGGGAGGTGCCTGGTGCCTGATCTGAACTCTGTTGCTTATCAGGGGTTGATTCGATGATCGTCGCCGTTTCTCCAGGTAGGCAGCCGATCTGACAGCGCACACATGTTTCCGATTACCGACACTCGTAGGGAGATGACGAACTATGCCGACCACAGAGCATGGATCAGACGTCCAGCACTTGAGCCCTGAACACCGCGATCGTGCTTGGCGCGATAGGTTCAACGCCCGGTGGCACTATGACTACGGCGGGTGGATTCGTACCAGGCCGCAGGATGAGGCGTCGACCTTCGCTTTGATCCCAACCAAACACTACGGACCGTTCACTGAGGATCACTCGTGTCCTGCCTGCCTGGTGGTACACCCACCTGAGGATTGCCCCGTCCTAAGTGGAAACACCGACATGTTGGTTGTTTTCGATTACGACACCTCGCCCAACAAGGCACAAGCGGATACAGCTGACGATGACCCCAGATAATGATCAAGTCTCTGACCTCATCAACCGCATGGAGGACGCGATCGTGAAACTCAACTTCATGGCCGACGAGAAGCGCGTCAAGTTCCCGCACGGAACGGATTTCGACCGGCTGCGGGGCAAAGCTGAGGGCGTCCGGTTGGCGCTGTCGCATCTGAGGGAGTACGTGCGGTGATTCAGGTTCATTGCAAGGAGTGCAACCGTGCCTGGGACCAGTCGTGCGAAGACTGCGGCAGGGACAAGGCCGACAAACACTCGATCAACACGGGGCATACGGATATTCACATCATCCCGGACACCACACCACCGCGGCCTGTGGTGGATCAGGGGTGGGCGGAATGGCTCACGAAAGGAAAACCATGAGCAGCTACAAGATCCGCGTCGAGGCGAAAGCCGTCGAGTTCTACGAGATCGAAGCCGAGTCTGAGGATGATGCTCGCGATCGTTGGCACGAGGGTGAGTTCCTGCACAGCGAGGTCTATGACGCGTACGTGGACACTGTGGAGCTGATCGATGAGTAACGAGGGTGCGACCCCTGAGCGTGCAGCGTTGATTGAGAGAGCCGCGCAAGCCATCTGCGAAACCACCGGGTCCGGCCGCATGTTCCCCTGGAACACCCTGTCGGAGCAGGAGAAGGACGCGTGGCGCCGCATGGCTGATGCTGCGTTCGATGTCCTCATAGACGCCTGGGCTCCTCCCTTTTGAGCGGACGCAAGATCGTGTCCCCTGCCGATCACATTGACCGGGCCAAAGAGGAAGCCGCCGCGGGGGATTACCAGGCAGCGCAGACTCACGCTCTGATCGCTATCGCCCAACTACTAGCCGAAAAGGACCACACCTGATGGCCAAGATCCAGATCAACTACAAGTCCGGAACTTCTATCGTCGCCAAGGTCGAACAGTTCACCGTGAAGCGAGACAAGTACGGCGTCAAGTCCTACGAGTGGACGAACATGGCGCCCCGCCCCCTGGACTTCAACGCAGACGAAGTCGAGTCCGTGTGGGAGCTGTGATGACCCTTTCCGTGATTCTCGCCGCCCAGGCTCGGTTCATCCACGAGAGCCCTGTTTGTCCGGTGTGTTTCCAGCCCCGTGCCGAGCATTCCACCGACTGCAAAGGACACCACACCCGATGATTCCTCGGTACTCCACCAAAGACGTATGCACCAGCTGTTTCTTTGATTCTTGTGAGTGCTGCCGCGGCGGCGAATGCGCCTGCCAAAAGTTCAACCACCCTGTTGTCGGGTCGGTTGTGCAGTCTGAACCCAACCAGGAGGGGGATCACTGATGTCCATGATGTGGGCGAACGCAGCGATCGCGCGGAGCAAGACCGATGGCTAACGGAGCGACGGTGAGCCAACTGATGAGGCACCGTAAACGACAGACACGACTGGGCACGCAGTGCGCCTGCGGCGCCCCGTCGTGGTCGTGGCGGCATATCGCGGAGAGCGAGATACGCTCGCTGCTCGACCCGATCCTGTGGCGGTACGGCTGGTACCGACGCTTGATGACACCCACCTACCAATGCCCCGAGTGCCGCCACGCCTACCACTACTGCAAGTGTTGAGTGAGTGAAACTGATGGCTGAACAAGACACCCAGCGACAGCGCGCGTCGGCTCAAAAGCCGAACGACACCGCCGAAGCAACCACCAAACCAAAACACATGAACCCCAACAAACTCCGATACACCCTCTACCGGCTCACCATCGACTGGCTCCACCTTCACACCCAACTCCCCACACCACCACGCCAACAAACCCTCCGACACACCAAAACCCACACCTACGGACACCCCGCCGAATGGGCCAGCGACACCGCAGCACTCATCGCCGACATGCTCACAAGCTGGCACGACTACCTCGCCGAACAACGCAACGAAACCCCACCACCCCACGGAAACGAACAAAAACGAATCATCGCCGCCTGGAAATACCTCGAACCACGCTGCGAACAACTCACCCAACTCGTCACCCACGACGACCTCAAAGAACTACCCGACCTGCACCACCGAATCCTCCGCATACTCGGATACACCAAAGCACCCAAATACACACTCCCCGTGCCCTGCCCATCCTGCGGACTACTCGCCATGGAACGCACCATCGGAATGGGCGGCAACGACTACATCGCATGCGGCAACCCCGACTGCACCTACATCGTCCGCGACGACCCCGACGGGAAAAACTACAAATGGCTCATCCGCGTATGCCTCGACACGCTCATCGAGTCCGAACAACAACAAGCCGGTTGATCTTTCGTGTAAGATAACTGCCAGTAGAAGAACTATGCCCGCACCCGGACGAGCTTTCGGGTTTGTGGGCATTTTTCATGCTCACATCCGGGAAGGGACCCGAGCTAGATGGCAGGAACCGCAGTCCTCACCCCTGACGGTATCGACACACTCGTCACCGCAGCAGAAGCAGCCGCACTATGCGGTGTCACCACCAGCACCATCTATGTGTGGGTCAACCGTGGCACCCTCGCACCGTCCGGGAAAAACCGCACCGGGCACAACGTTTACCGCGTCCTGGATGTAGCCAAAGCTGAACACGCTACCCGCGTAAAGGCCAGGCGGCACCGATGAGTGCTTTCCCTGCGCCGCGCACACTGACCGAACGCATACAAGGCGCGCATTTCAATCTGAAACTTGCACGGCAGGCAGGCAACCCGGACATCATCGCCGCCGCTGAACGCATACTCGACCAGCTGCTTGACCGGTTACCCCGCCCACACGCCAGGAGAGATAGCACCAACCATGTCTGACTTCACCGAGATCGGTAAAGCTGCCGCGAAGGTTTTCGAGGACGGTATCCGCGCGATGATCGCGCAGGAACTCGACGCACGCGGCGTCAAAGGACCGTCCACTGTCGTCAACAACAACGTGACGACGTACTCGCTGCCTGATTCGCAGGACGCGCAGTACATCGAAGTCAAGCGTCAGGGCGGCGGTAGTATCGGCGCTCGGGGAGCCTGACGAATGCCGCTCAAGCATTTACGATGCTGCCCGGAGCCTTGCGGCAAGGTCCGCTTCTCGGCGTGCAGCAAGGCTTGCCGACTCCCGAATGATATTGATCCGGAGTCGTGGCGTATCAACTTGCAGGACGGGGCCGGCACAATCGGCAAGGCCCAGCAGTGACGGACGACGAAAAGACCGAACAGCTCCGCAAGGAAGCATTCGCATCCCTCGAAGACACCATCGCCAAATTCGCGGACCTGCAAAACCAACACAACGCAGTGACCGACACAGGCGCAGAGATGGCCGTCGATGCCGTTCTCCTCATCGGCATGCAATACCTCGATGACGACGGTGACCGCGGCGGCTACGTGAACATCATTCCTCGTGGTGGTTGGCAGCCCGGATACATCACTGCGGGTCTTCTGTCGATGGCCCAGGCGAGAGTGGTGGAGAGCCACACATGCAGTGGGCAGGACGACTGATGAAACCCGGCGACATTGACGTCATCGCCTCCGCCGACGATGAGCAACAGGTCATCGACAACACCCTTGCTGATCTCGGCTTAACCTTCGATGAGCTGGCGGAAGAAGCTGAAACGCGCAATTTTTCAACCGTTGAGGCTAGGTTAGCGTGGTTGTTGATAGGTGAGCTGTATTACAGCCGGCCTATCGGTGGACAAGCCTTCGGGCGGGATGAGTGATGTTGCCATGAAACGCCGCGCGGCCCGGATCATGCGACGCCTAGCACGCCGCCTCATCACCGTGTCCCGCCGCCTCGACCCACCCAAAGACGAAACCCGCCTGTACACGGGCAGCGTCTCCCAGCTGATCCTGGACCGCATCGAAGCCACCCCACCGTGGATGCGTCAGTCCCTCACTGTTCCGGATCCTCCGTGGGAACACCTCGACCTGTACCGGCCACCATCCCTACTCACCCGCATCTGGTGGTGCATACGAGGATGAACCTCACAGAATTTCTTACCGAGACGCTGAACAACCTGGTTCACCCCGGCGACGAAAACACCAAACCCTTCCCGATCCTCCTGCCGGGACTACGAACTGTCAGTGTCCCCCCGGAACTCGCCGGCCAGTTCGCTGAAGAAGCAGGACTACCGCACCTCGACACCCCGAAACTGGTAGCGGAAGCACTCGCTGCGGCGATCACCCAAAACTATGTGATCCTCACACGCGAAGAGCACGAACAACTACGCCAGCAAGCAGCCGACGCACCAACCGGGCACCGCGTCATCAACATTCGCACCACACCCACGGGCCAGCCTGTCCTGTCGATCACCATCGACAAGGCAAGCAACGATGTTGTTGTCCCCGCGAAAGCGTTGCAGAAAGCAGCTGAACAGTGATCCACATTGAAGTTGACGGGAAAGTGCTGATGCACGCCGACCCCGGCCAGTGGACCACCACACCTCCCGACATTCCAGCAGTCCAAAAAGCTGGACCCAACGAACCGTGGATGCTGCTGATCATGGCGGCTCTCTCAAACTCAGCGACCCTCGCGATGGCCGGTAAAACCCCAACCGCCACACGCCGATGGACACTCACCTTTGACGAGACGCCCGCCGCGACAAACATCGTCGTCACAACCGGTAACGGCGGCAACAAATGAATAAAACATTGGACTACACCAATGGATGACGCAGCACGCGCCCGACTCGAACTCCGCCGATCCAACGCGGCCCAACCACACCGAAACCGGCACCGAGAACAAAAAACCGGACGCACCACAGACCGCACCATCTGCTACTGCGGAGACGCCGACTGCGACATCTGCGGCACCTGGTACGAATAACCAACATAGGACGGAACTGGCGAAAAAATGGACGACGTGGTGGTCAACGGAACTCGATACGTACCCGAAACCACCAACGGAACTCCAATCGGAATCGGCGTCACCACCCGCAACCGGCACACCATCGCCGACGAGACAATCGCCCACATACGCCGCCGCACCCCCAACGCCAAACTCGTCATCGTCGACGACGCCAGCGACCAGCCGTTCCCTGGTGCCACGTACCGGTTCCCTCAACGAGCCGGTATCGCCCGAGCCAAAAACAAGTGCCTGGAACTGCTTTCAAACTGCGAGCACATCTTCCTGTTCGACGACGACTGCTACCCCATCGCCGACAACTGGTTTCAGCCCTACATCGACTCGCCCGAGCCACACCTGATGTACCAGTTCGTCGACCTGGCCGGCGGGCGGAAACTCAACGACGTCACGAAGGTCTACGACGACGGACACCACTTCGCGCTGACCGGTGCCCGCGGCTGCATGATCTACGTACACCGCAGCGTCATCGAAACAGTCGGTGGCCTCGACCCAGAGTTCGGCGGCTGGGGATGGGAACACCCCTCCTGGTCCGACCGCATCTACAACGCCGGCCTCACCACATTCCGGTACGGCGACGTGTGCGGCTCCAACAAGCTCATCCACTCCATGGATGAGCACCTCGAAGTGAAACGCTCCGTCCCCACCGAAGAACGTAAAGCCGTCGCCACCCGCAATGCCGAGTTGTACTGGAAACACCACTACACCAGTAGCCACCACATCCCCATCGTGGAACCTGACCGGCGTGTGGTGCTGACCTGCCTGCTGTCGAACAAACCTGACCCGCAACGCAACACACGCATGCGGCCCGACGTCAAACTTCTCGAAACGCTGATCAACTCAATCACCGACGCCGAAACCGTCGTGCTGTGCGACAACCCACTCACCCACCCGCAGGCGTCATTCGAGCGAGTCACCAGCCCAGTAGACAACCCATACTTCGCGCGCTGGTACCTGTACTACCAATGGTTACGCGCCAACCCCGACGTCCAATGGGTGTGGTGCGTAGACGGCACCGACGTCGAAATGCTCAACGCACCCTGGAAACACATGGAAACCGGGAAACTATACGTCGGCCACGAACCCGCCGTTGTGGGGATCGACTGGATGCGCGACAACCACAAAGCCACCCACCTGCAAACATTCATCGACACCCACGCCGACCGCACCCTATTGAACGCGGGGATCGTGGGCGGTGACCGGGAAACCGTCATGGCATTCGCACACGACATGATCGCCGACCACGAAGACCAACAACGACGCATCTGGCACAAAGAAGACACCAAAGGCACCATCATCGGTGACATGGCCACACTCAACTATGTTGCCTACACCAAACACGCAGACCGTCTCGTCTACGGTCCGCGCGTCGCAACAGTTTTCAAAGCTACCGAGCGCAACCCGTGGAGCTGGTGGAGGCACAAATAAACATGGACCAGAACCTGAAACCCGGCGACGACGTATGGGTTGACTTCGACGGAATCGAACACGAAGGCACCGTCGAGAAAATCCAAGCCGGAGGCTGGGTCAGATGCTCCATCGCCATCGACCCCGAATACGACTACGGCAGCATCACACCACGACTCACACCACACATCACCGTCGCCGTGAAAACCACACACATACGACCAAAGACCTCGTGAACAACGCCCGCCCAGCCGGAGCAACGTGGAGACACACAAATGGGCCTCGCAACCACCACCATCCACCGACGCACCGTGCACAAGCAGTTCACCACGCAGATCGCCTGGGAGAAAGAACTACAGGCATACCGCACGATGCCATGGGCCACGCCCAAACTCATCGACTTCGGGCCCATGTGGATCGAAACGGAACGTTGCACCCCGATCCTCAACCTGCACCCCAACTGGTCCCGGCGCTACGCTGAGCCGCTGTGGGATCTGCTCGCCGCCATCCACGCCGCCGGCTGGTGGCACTGCGACCCCTGCCTGATCAACGTCGTCGTACACCCCGACCGCGGCGTGCTGCTCATCGATTTCGAGAACCTCACCCCGGCAACCGGTGACCGCTCCTACGACATCTACGGCGCACGCGCCGCCGGCGTAGAGCCAGCGTGGCACGGGCCAGGACCAGACGGAGTCCACTGGGGAGGACCGTGGGACACATGCCCCGGACCATACTGGGACCACACATGACCTACACCATCGGCATCGTCGCCCACACCACACGCGCAGAACAAGCCCACCAACTCATGGAAACCGTGGGCGCCGCATACATGAACATCGACAACGGCGCACTCGGATGCGAAAACAACCACCGCAAAGTTTGGCAACACCTCACCCGCCACAACACAGACTGGCTCGTGGTGCTCGAAGACGACGCGGTGCCGTGCAACAACTTCCGAGACCAACTCACCTCCGCTCTAGCGGCAGCACCAAGCCCAGTAGTCTCCCTCTACCTCGGGCGAGAACGGCCCCGCGAATACCAACAACGCATCGCCAAAGCCGCCGACACCACAGCACACTGGCTCACCTGCCGGCGACTACTCCACGCAGTCGGCACAGCCATACACGCCGACCTTGTACCACACATGCTCAACAACCTGCCCGACGGCAATCCCATCGACGAAGCAATCAGCGCATGGGCACGCCACCAAGGCCACACCATCGCCTACACATGGCCCAGCCTCGTCGACCACGCAGACACACCACCAGTCATCGCAACCAGAAACGACAACCAACCACGACCACCAGGACGCGTCGCATGGCAACACGGCGGACGAGACACCTGGACCACCGACACCCAACCAATCTGATGCCACGAGCACCCAAAGTCTGCCGACACGCAGGCTGCACCACACTCACCACAACCGGCACATGCCCCCAACACACCACACACCGTTGGGGCAACCACCAAGGACGCAAAGTCCCACACCGCCTGCAACAAGCCACATTCCGCCGCGACAACTGGACCTGCCAACAATGCGGCCGCCAAGCACAACCCGACACCGGCGAACTCCACGCCGACCACATACAACCCCGATCACGCGGCGGCACGGACACACTTGACAACCTGCGCACCCTATGCAAGGCGTGCCACGCGCCGAAGTCCCGCGCCGAGGCCCGCGGATCGAACACCTGATCGAACGCGGCCCGAAAGTTAGCTGGCGGCCCAAAATGTGCCCTGACCTGCACAAACGCCGACACACCCGCAAGCCTCTGACCTGCGGAAACACCCCCCAGCTAACCCCCCCCGGGGGGGTCTGCGCGGCCCCGGAAGGCGC